GTTGCACCGGTTACACCTTGGAAACCCTGTGCGCCGGTTACACCTTGGAAACCCTGTGGACCTTGTGCGCCTGTTGATCCCTGAAACCCCTGAAATCCTTGTGCGCCAGTTGCACCTTGAACACCCTGTGAACCAGTGTCACCTTGTGGACCCTGTGAACCAGTGTCACCCTGTGACCCCTGAACACCTTGTGTCCCTTGAAACCCTTGGAATCCTTGGAATCCCTGTGGACCTTGGGATCCTGTTGCACCTTGGAAACCCTGAAAACCCTGAAAACCCTGCGGACCTGTTGAACCAGTTGCACCCTGAGAACCGGTTGCGCCTTGACTCCCCTGAACACCTTGGAACCCTTGGAATCCTTGTGGTCCAGTCAAACCTTGGAAACCTTGTGGTCCCTGAGAACCGGTTACGCCTTGAACACCTTGGAATCCTTGAAAACCCTGAGAACCGGTTACGCCTTGAACACCTTGGGATCCCTGTGGACCTTGTGCGCCTGTTGATCCCTGAAACCCCTGAAATCCTTGTACGCCTGTTGATCCCTGAAACCCCTGAAATCCTTGTAAACCTTGAAATCCCTGAAATCCTTGTGGACCTTGTGCGCCGGTTACGCCTTGGAATCCTTGGAATCCCTGAACACCTTGTGGTCCAGATGGTCCAACTTCGGTAGATCCAACAATATTGACCGGATCGTTTGAAACCCCTGTTCCAGCAATCAGAATTGTAGATCCAGATGTCACAACGCTTGTGCGACCGTCTTGAACAACCGTGATGATATCACCCGAAAACTGGTTCATGGATTATCCCTGTCTGGTTGCTCTTGGGAAGATTTCAAACACACCACCAATTCGGGTTGTTTCAACTCCGAGAGAATCCACGAGCACGATATCATAGAAGAAAGATCCCTTTTGAGGGAGGGTCTTCGATTCTGCGCTGTCGAAACTTACTTGAACATTCCATGGACCCAAGCCATTTGAGACACCGATGCTACCAAAAGTGATACCTGCTGAGGCTCCCAAACTGTTCATTTGAAATACGGGTGTATCATTGAAGTAGGATCGCCGCACATCCATTTTGGCAGTGAATGGAGAAAAGTCATACGGGTCTCCCACTGAGTCTTTGATAAGAAGTTTCAAATCAAAGTTGTCACCCCAAACCACGGAAATCTTATATTGTGGAACCGGGTTAGACATTGGTTAGACCTCATTCTTGATGCGAGAGCGGACCTTCGCAACTTTCTTCTTGACAGGTTTAGTTTGAATAACTTCGGCAATACCCGACTTCCCGTTTCCACCAAAGACCTTGTTCTTTGTATCTTCGGGAAGATCGGCTTTCATGACTTCCATGATCTTGATATTGGCTTCGTTTGATTCTTTCTCCACCTTAGCATCCAACGCGCCACGGATCAAAATAATCAGAGTAGCCAACAGACCGACTCCTGCGATGATGATACCCGCAATAGCAATCCACTGTAGGTAATAAGTTCCTGCTGCTGCAATCGCAGTTGTGATCAGACCAATTCCAACAATCATCATACCCATCTTACCATTGTAGAATGCAATGATAACACCACCGATGATTGCTGCTGCACCCAAAGCAAAAATGATCCCCAAAATGCGGAACAGATTTTGTCTGGCTTCGGCAGACCCCTCGCTTTTGAGTTCCTGATTTTCTTTCGCCAGTTTTTCAAAGTCTTGAGCGGCATTTTCTAATTTCTTATTCGTTTCTTTGAGGATTCCCATCTCGTCGCGAATAATTACAATCTCTCTCTGAATAATACCTGCGGATTCTCTCACTTCGGGATTCTGGGAAGTTTTTTCAATGAACTTTGCTGCATCCTCGATGGAGTTATGTCGTGGATCAATTCGGTCGATGATTTTTCCCTGTTGAACGGCTTCATTATAGAGTGTACTTGCACCCGGATTGTCAAACGACAAAGAGCCGGTTTTACAACCGGCAATCAACAGGGGAAACAGAATCAAAGCCCAAAGAAACTTACGCATACTACCTCTTATCCGGACGAACATAGAACATTGCCCCGGATGGATTTCGCACAATCATCTTTGCACCGGGGTTAGACTTTGCATACTCATACATGGAGCAGCATTCATCTTCATCCATATTCAAATATTTAGACCAGCGGTGTGCCGGAACTTTACCCTTTTGGAATTGCATGAAAGTTTCCGAAGAAACATTGAACACGGGGATACCCGCAAATGCATCTCTGTCTTCATCCATACGGCGGGCGACCGTTGCTCCAATCAACGATGCTTTTTGGGGGTCATTCGCGTCGATATTCGGGGTCATGTTTCCAAAGGTCGCGTCATCTTCGGACACATGAAAAATCTGAACATAGACATCGTAACTCGCATCCGCGTCGATGAGTGCCTTTTGAATTTCTTTACCCAGTCTCGGGTTGGTTGCCATTCGCTGTAGAGTTTTGAGTCGAGAGTTGTTTCCACTGACATACTCATCAACGAATTTTTCGACTTTAGTCATTGTCTCAGATTCCTCAAGCGGTTCCCCGTCTTGCATCAAAGAACTCTTGGAGACCACCAAATCTTTTCCATCGGTTCTGACACGAAAAACTGGCTCACCTGCAACGGTATCAAAAGACGGAATATCAGAATCAACACGAATCTTTTGACCGGCTTTGAAGATGCCGAGAGGGGTGTCAACATCAACACGGAGTGTGTATGATCCAGAGCGGAGAACATCTTCACCTTCGGCTTCATAAAGGTCCATGAACATGTTGTCAGCCGAATAAAGATTATGGTTCTCACTCAGATATTGAGCAAGAGCGTCAATGGTCGGTTGAAGATTGAAATGGTCGATTCCGTATGAAACTTCATGGTGTTCTTTGAGCAACCATAAAGAAGCCGCAAATGATCCCAGTCGGGTCCGACCCAGAGGGAGTTTGTCCAAAAGTCGTTTGACATTCCATACCAAAGTATGGAAGATAGTATACGCTTTCTTCTCATCATTGGTTCGGAGGGTTCGACGCTTTTTCAGGATATTACCGTTCTTATCAATAATGCCAAGTTTGTACGCATCGGTTTCTTCCCACGGCGTAGAAAGAACCTTCACAAACTGGTAGGCTACAAATAGGTCAACGGCACTGCTCATTGCGGATCTCCAAGGGTCTGTTTCAACCGAGTAAGAATATCTTCATCTCTATCCACCATATTTAGGCGATGGGGACCGTTATGAACACTCGGCTTGTAGTATTTCAGGTAGATAAGAAATGACTTGAGATATGGATACAGAGGCGGCTCAAGTTTATAGAGAAGAAGTTTTGTTGCTGGCTCGACTCCAAAGACATTGAAAAAGCGAATCAAGTGATTGGCTATTAGCCGTTCTCTCAACTCGCCTCCATTGTGAAACTTCCGAAGAAGTCTCTTGATGTATTTGGGAGGATCGTTTAGATCCTCTTGGAATTCCTCAACACCAGCACATGCCGGGTTGTCATACACCCGCATCGCATAAGTCTCAAAATTTATATCATCAATAATGGTAAAACGCATGGATGTGTATTAGATAAGTTCAGAGGATTCCATTTCGGCGGGATTAGTTGACCAGACCATTTCAAGATCCTGACCACTTCCCATGATGCTTACAATAGCGAGGCGAGATTTCTTACCCGTTTCTCCATAGAAGTCTTGAATGAGATCTTTGAGTTGGGAACCCATTTCACCCATGCTCTTGAGTTTGATTGGAGCATTTCGAATGACTGGCGGATTGTTTACACTTCGGCTAATGGAAACTCGAACTGTTTTCCCTTTGTTGTCATTGAAAAACTTCTGAACCGCTGCTCCCGATTCCTTAGACTCACCCAAAGCCTTATGCTTCGGTCCATAGTTGAACAGAAGATTCTCTACAGCATCGACAACATCACGATATGTGTTTGCTGCGTTACCGCCGTAGTATGCCGAACGCATATTTTGCCCACCGGACTCGGAAGCCTGAACATAGTTTTTGTCGGTTCGAATTGTAAATTCGATAATCTTACCGTTTGGCTTTTTCATTCGAAAGTCAAGGGTAGACTTCTTTATATCTACGGTTGAGGGAATGATCTTTGCAGATCTTACACCTTTTTCAATGGCGTTCCGAATGTCAATGCTTCCCTTTACGATATCAACTTTGACCGCTTCCTGCAAAGACTTGCCTTTGTTCTTACCTTTTAGTTCATCGTCAAAGTTACCAAGTCTCGCGTCGGTCTCAAAATCATGAACAAGTGACAGTGCAACTTGTCTACGGTCAGTCCCGCTAAAGTTGATCGGAGTTTCTTTGAATTCCTTGTTGTATTCAGAAACGGCTCGGGTTACGATCTTTTCTGCTGCGCGACCCAACTTGTTACGGTCATAGGTGCCGCCTGCCATAGCATTTACGGCAACTTGAAGTTGCTTGAACCACATGTCATACAAGGATCGAGTGTTATTGATATACATTTCAAGTTCAGCGGCATTGTCACCCATCTTTTCGACGAGGGTCAATTGATCTTGAAGTTCCTCAGACAGCGGCTTGAATTCAAATTTCTTGGATTCAACAAGAGGGTTATAAATTGCGCTTGAGTTTGCATCAATCTCAAACTTGCCTTCGTGACCATCTTTGATCGCAAGATATCTTACGCTGACCCACGGACCCCATTTCACTTCATCGGTGTTCTGGTAGTGTTCATGGTCGATATGGCGTAGACGAGCATGGCTGTCGCTCTTATTGATCTTGATCTGAACGATGCTTCGGTTGTAAGGTGATCCCGGCTTCGAAAGTGGGGTGGTGATACGATAACACCCGCGACCGAATTCTCTGATATCGTGTGAGTCCGGTTCAAACAGGTGCTGTGATATTGCTCTGGCAGACTTCTGTCCGACACCACCAATTGCATCTCGGTATCCACCGTCATAGAACTGACCCTTGGGAAGAACAAGAATGTTACGATCCCTTAGACCCTCTTTGAAGGTTCCGTGGTAGACAATATTCATCCCATCAAAGTTGGCATCTGCTCGCTTGACCTCAAATCTCTGCTGAACATCAAAGTCGGAAATCCAACCTTTAACCTTGGCAACAGAATCTTTCTTTGATTCAAAGATCGCAACAGGTCTCTTGAATTCACCATCTTTGCGTGTAGCGGGACCAAAAACAACCCGACCATTACCAGAAATATCTGACAGGAAGTGGTCTTTGATACTTTCATCTAGACCCTCCGGGTAAATTTCAGCATCAATGTAATACAATCCCTGATCAACACCGAATGTCAGACGAAGTATGTAACCAGAGTCTTCGAAACCATCGCTGTTGTAGAAACCCTTGATCGGATGCTCACCGGTTACACCACCAAACTTCGTCACCGGGACATCAATGACTTCATTGTTCTGTGGTGTGATATTCAGGGGGATATCGGCTGCCAACCCAGCAAGCATGAGTTTGTATCGAAGTGTGGTAAGCGGGGTGCGAACTTCCAGATATCCACGCTCACTCAACTGACCAATATACGCATTGATTCGGTTTAGAATTTGCGGGTTGTCTAGGTCATTGATTGTGGTTCCCGTGTCACTACCATCCGCATAGAATGACACCATACTCATTGTTGATCGGGATGGTGTGTTGTCGGCTGGTCCTGAAACGGCTTCGGAAAGTTGCTTTCGAATGTCCTCGAATTTACGCATATCGCTTACTCCTGATTTCGACGCGATGAGTCTGGGTAGCCGGGGGTATTTGGCTCCCGACCTCTGGTTTCACTTACTTGTCTATTTAGCGAATCATAACTATCAACATAGCCGTGTGGTGCCAGTTTGCCGATAGACGGTGGGATGCCTTTGAGTCTTCTGGTAATGGTCTTCGGTACGATGACATCATAAAACATGGTGACTTGTCTTTGAAATTCGCCGTTAATCCCAACAAATGTATTGAATAGGTTCCATTGACCCGAAAACCCGTTCGACCCTTCGATCAAATCTCCAAGTGTAAAGTCGGTAAAAAATACGATTTCAAACTCGTCTCCCGGTTGCAGGATAATCCCTGTCGGGTCTCCAACAGAGTTTACAAGGTCAATCAGTTCAATGTCACCAGAAACACTGTTGTTTGTGATGGTGGCAACGGGATTCCCAACCGGATTTCGGACCGTGAAGCGAAACGCAACTGTTTGATTTTGAGAAAGGGGTTGATGATATCGAACCGTTGCGGGGTTTGGAAGGATAACGCCGCGAATAATCTGCAAGGCACTGGTGTTGTAGATAACATCTCCACTCGGCAATGCATAGAGAGGGATAGCGTGTCGCGGAATACCCGGTGGTGGAACAGCATTTATCCGCTTGTCGCTCAACTAATATTACCCTCTGCTGATCTTTGCCCCTCGATGCTATCCAGTTCCGAGGCAGTGATTCCGAACGATTCGACTGATCCACCCCGACGCTTGAAAGAGAAGTATCGAGTGTCGCCCTGATCGGTGACAGTAACTTGACCCGCCATGAACGCGAGAAGCATTTCCATGATCTTTGAAAAGGCAACCGTTGAATCAATGTTTGTTCCAAACAAGCGGGTGATATGCCGATCAATCGCACTTGTCGTGAATGCAAGGTTGTCGATTCCACCCGAAGTGATTCCAACAAAGTCCGTGGTGTGGTTGAAAGTCGAAAGACCAAAGGTTGACCCATGAAAGTCGGAAATCGCTGCAACCGAAACACCGACTGTCTGAACAATGTTCGCATCAACAATACCGGTAAATGACGCTGTGATGCCTGTGACATCGGCTTTGAAGGAGTCGATATCTGCAAAGGTGACACCGTTGACTTCAACAATGTTTGCCGCAACTGTGTTCCCAGCAATCACTTCATTAACAGTGTGGTCGAAGGTTGACAGACCGGTGGTCGAAGCCTTGAAAGAGTTGATATCTGCGAATGTGACACCGTTGACTTCGGTAATGTTGACCCCCGCTTGGAGAGCCGTAATACCAGCATACAAAGTAGCATTGGTGAAGTCGCTTGTCTTGATGGAGACAAAACTTGGAACGGCGTTTGTAGCAATCGGAATAAGCGTAACGGTCTCAGAGTTGAGATCGGCTTGTGTCAGTTGCAGTTTCCAGATACCGTTGATAACATGGTCTGTTGCCGCCGTCAAACTTCGGACTGCGCTTGTTGCGCCGTTTTGGAGGATATGAACATTGACGCTACCGACTGTGATACCTAGCCCATTGTCTTTGTGAACAAGACCAAAGTGGACCCAACGCTCGCTTGCGTTTGTATCGTTCTTTATGAATGTCATTTAGAATCCTCGTCCGTAATTGAAGAATGTTCCAGTGATAGCGTTCTGTGGGAGGAACGGTGGGTCAACAGGTGGTGATCCAAACCCAAACTCCACGGCTCCAAGATAATCATTTCCGTAATCAGCCGCGTCTAGGTTTGTTGGCAAGTAACAATCTCTCAGGTAACCGAGGATCGCCCCGGCAGTGTAGTCGGAATCCCAACCGTCAGCGTGTGCTGCAATAGCAGTTGTGGCAAATCCGACGACACTCGGTGTCCCTGCGAGAACATCTACATTGTATGTAGGAATAGAAGCACCGGCAGTTGCGAATGAAATGTCTTTCCATCTCGGGTCACCGGTATCCGCGCGGAGTGTCCACCCCGTAAATGAAGAATTCAAGGTGTTTGAAGTCCGTGCAAAGGTAAATGCCCCCGAAGATGCCCCGAGGTTGTTTTGGTTGTAAAGGTTGAATTCAAGATAGTTTACACCCACAGACGATCCAATAACCGCCGTATTGTTTGAACGATACGGGAAGTCAAACGCATACGCAAAGTTCGCCGTATCATTGAAAGGAAGTGGTTGGTCGATGAGAACACGACGAATGTTTAGTTCGGTTTGCGTTCCGGGATATGCAACATTGATAGCCGAACCGGGCATACCATGTACCGTGCAATAGGTAATGTCGATCTTTCCGGGAACACCGGGATTTGGCTGCGGTCCAAAGTAGAATGCGGCAGATGGGTATCGAGAATTATCTTCATCGTAATCTACGCTGCCGCTTAGGTTTGTTCCACCAAAATAGGCAACGATGTTATGATCTACCTTTGCCCGCTTTGAAGAACTGTTGAATGGGGTTCGCATGACCCAAGCATGTTTTGCGAACCCGTGATCGACGGTAAGACTTCCGACTTTGACTTCGGTTCCTGTTGGAACAGGTGTCGCCGACGCTCCACTATAGGTTGAATTACTGTGTCGTCTTGCGTAGTCGGTGCCAGCAGTCCCGCCAAAGAAAGACATGTCAACATGGGTGTAGTCTGGGCTAAAATTGAGACCGTAAAGATTGTTTTCCGAGACCATGCCATATACGAAGTACGATGGTTGACTCATTACAATGTAACCGGAACTCTCAATATGCACCGTGTCCACAATTCCAAAAAGACCGAGACACCTATTGGTTACAGTTTGGTTTTGCGCGGTCGTGTTCCCCGGAGCATTGAAAACAAAATCCATGTTCCCCGAAGTTCTTGCGCCGCCGTCTAAAAGATACGCATCCACTCGATCAAGACCATTGAGACCAAGATCAACTCGATTTTCTTTGAACTCAATTCTTAGGGGGGTGTCAAAAAACGAATCAACCGTGCGGAAAACCGTCGCGTAGATGCTCACGGGAGAACCGTTTCGACCAACGATGTGAACTCTTTGATCGTCAGTGTTGTTTGAAATCAGCGGATCCGGATTGCTCGCAAAGATCCAACTTGGGGGTAGATTATCCATACCTGTTGTGGCAGGCGCGGTTGTAGTCTTGAAGATCGTCCCTCTTGAGTTTGTGCTTACTAGTGCGTTTGAAATTCCGGCAACAATGACATTGGGTTGCCAACCGACTCGGTAGAAAAGAGCATCCGCAAAGTGTAAACCGGAAACACCTTCACAATAAACACCAGCAATACCGTATGATTGTGGGAGTCCGGGATCACCCCCGGTTCGGATGGGTTCTGGGTTTTGAGTGTCTACCGATCTTGGGTTCCATGAGTCATGAATAATAGTGCGATATCCACCGGAGTATTTGAACTGTTCTGGATCGTTTTCGTTATCGCTAGGATCGTAAGTTCTCAGACAAATACTATGTCTTGCCGCATTTGCAATCTCAGTGTCAACAACTTGGATAGACCCAGAAATCGCGTTTGGTAATAGTGGTTGATCATAGACAATCCCGAACCCTTGACCACCCTCGATAGAGGCATTTGCACGCATGGTGGTGTACCCCACGAATTCCGGGTCTTGTGGGTCTCTTTGGGCAGACTTGAACCTATGACCGTGAACGGCGACATTGGGATTCAGGCACTCAATGTTCAAAAATGATGAAGCGCCTACCTGAAAATCTGTTTCAACCCTTCCATTCGAGCGGTTATCATAGTAACCTAGAACAAATGGGAAATCCGGTGAGTATCCAAGGGGAACACCGTCGCCGATGCCAAGAGTGTAAGCACTTGATCGCTGCGGGACAGTCGTACCGGTTTTACAAAGAATCTGATCGCCAGATCCAACGGCTACCTGTTGCATCGCTCTTGAAAGTGTTCGAACAGCATTTGCTGGACTTGATCCACTGAGGGTATCCGAACCGTTTTGGAAATCAACATACACCTCTCTTGCGGGTGTGCCGTATTCATGGTCAAGCATGGCAACAAACTCTTGGACAAACGCATCGTTTGACCAGTTTTGCCCGGTGTTGAAAAATGCAAACTCACCCAACCAGACATTGCCGGATGATCTTAGCCCGAGATAATCTTGGGGGACCGGGAAATCTGGAACAAGACTACTATCAAATGACTTGATTACTTGTCCATTCGGTCCGATGATGTTGATTTCAAAGTCCTGCTGACTCCACCGGAATCCAAAGATAATAGCCCGTTCGCTGATTTTACCAAGAGGGACAACCACTTCTTCGATTCCCGGAATCGTAATTCTCATTGTTTTGGTAATGGTCGAAATGGTAATTAGATCGAACCGTTGGATTATTCCGCTCTTCGGAGGACGACTTGGACCGGCAACTACACCGTCATCGAAACTCGGAATTACACCCACAATTTCATCTGGACCATCGGTGTCACCAACGCCGGTGCCCCCCGGTCTTACAGGAGTCCCACCATCATCAGTGGTGTCCTGAATGGATGAAATTGCAAAGACGGAACCCTCTTGCATAAACAGGACAAAAGCACCACCACGATATTGTGTTTGTGGCTGCCATTGATAGTCAATCCCGTTTGATTGAAGTTTACCCAAGAAGTCGCCAGATAGAAGAACGGAGTCTTTGTTATTGAACCGAAAATCGTTTGGACTTTTCGTCAAACCACCGGAAAGGGTTGACATGCTTGTAGTGCCTTGGGATAGAGTGCCACCACTAAGGGTATCCCTTCCCCGGAGTTGCATCCCATCAACCGGGGCGTGGGGATAACTGTAGATGGTTTTGGCTACGCTGGTGCTGTTTCCAGACCTTAGACTATACAAAGGATTTCCGGAAGAATCACAATTTCCATAGTTTCTCACCGGAGGATTTGTCACACTCAAACCGGCTTCCCAAGTAAAGGGTGTAGTCTCAAGAAGCCGAGCGTTTCCGGTTGACTGAATGTGGATCGTTTCTGTTCTCGACACAACCCGAGAGAGTTTGTATGCCGCTGTGACCACCGATCCAGCACCGCGTTCATGATAGGATACGGCTTCATATGTCGCCACAACATTCCCATCGGTTGCACTGAGAATGAGCGAGGGGTTCTGAACAGTCCACTCAAGGGGGGTCTGTGTGAACCGAGCCGTGAATTCAAGGTACAGCCAAGATCCACCAACCGGAATCCATGCATCCGTTAGTCTCCAAGTTGGAAAGTTACTTACTGGAATGAAGTTGTCGTGTCTTGGCATGCTTTACTCTGCGTTGATAGTGAACTTATTCAGGATAGGACCGATTGACAGATACCCTATCTTGCTGGCTTTCAAAAGACGGTCCGCATCACTTTCTCTGGCAAGACCAATGACTTGAACATCTTCGGGTTCAGATCCAATGATAAGATCGTATTCAAACGATTTGGTCTCCCAAGTGGTCTTGGCTTCAATAGTCATTCTATATGTAGTGTTGAAGTTGATATCTGGAATGTTGAAACTGAGAGTATCACTAGTCCCCAAGTTACGATCAAAGATGATCTTACCTTCGAGAGTCTTGATTCTTACTCGGTGTGTAGACGCATTCGAATTAGTCAGGAACAGTGTTCGGAACTCCCCATCAATGACAATTTCACCAATGGTAATACCCACAGGTACAGCACTTGTTGGGGCGTTGATCGTTTCTCGGTTCGCTGTGCCGTTGTGATCGCTGATCGTGGTATTCCAAACAGGAACAAGATAGTTGTCATAGTATCCCTGAAATAAAGAGGCATATTCCGCTGCGGTTGGTCTTGGAGAATACCCAAAAGTCGATGCATCAATTTGCGCCCAGTGTTCAATTTCACCGATAATATAACGAGTCATTTGCTCGAATATATCTCCACTCACGGTCTTACTCGGACCATCGACAAGAATAGCATCGGCGGCATAGGGTGGCATATAAATGAAACTCGCGTCCATCTTCGACGGTTCGAGACAGAATTTCAGATCAGGATTATCGTTCGCAAGTCTTGCGGCACGACGAACAATACTCGGTCCGTCCGGCTCGCCGAAACCATCGAGACCGATTCCATTGAATCCTGCGCGTCTTGCCGCATTGATTTCTCTGGTTTCAAATGCAGTGCCGTTTGTGGCAAGAGAGAAGTCAACCACTTCAATCTGTGGGGTCTCAAAGGTATCAGCAATATCTGACACGCGACCCCACCACCCATAATACTCAATCCCCGTGTCGGCATGGGATTTCGCGATGACTGAAATCTCACCCGAGGAAGAACCTTCCGTAGACGCGAAAATTGTGTTAGAACTTTGTCCGGGTCCATATTGGTTCGACGGGGTGAAGATATCACTAAAGGCGGTAAAGGTGAAGTTAAAATGGGCGTAGGAGAGACCTGTCGGCTGTCTGAGTAGAATGCGGTTCCATGCCCCACCATTCGACCCCCCGCTTAGGAGCGATTCTGTTGCCTCCATGGTCGCACCCCACCCTTGGTGATACGGGCTGTAGGTGTCGGTTCCGATAAATGCCCGAGGGTTGGTGGTTGTTAGGTAATACAGGTTGCTATTGGTGTGCAGTCCCCCCGCAACCTTTTTGATGAGAATGACTTCGGGATCGTCGCCAATTTTTGCCCAGTATCCCCGAGTTGTGGCATAATTTGGATCATCGAGAACAGCGGTTGCAAACGCATCGGCATTTGTAATCCCTGCCAATCTTTCATACGCATTGGCAACCGAAAGATGCTCGATGGCGGGTGGATCATTGTCGGGAATGGTGTAAAACCAAACTCCGATGATACCCGGTCCGGTCGAGAAAGTCTTTTCACATCGAGTGATTGTGAGACCCTTTACTACACTGTCGCTAATGGCAAACTGATCGCTGACCCTTGCTCTTGATCTCCCGTTTGGGTGTACCGCCAAACTCGCCGCATAGATGGGATCAAAATTCTTCGTGTAGCGAACATCTCCAAACTTAGCCCGAAACGATCTCATATACGGGATTGTACCGCGAAGTGGATCGGGGTTCGATGGATGGTTGTCACAAACTCTCACATGCTGAGTGAGGGAAATAGATTCACCCGCAGCGAGAGAAATGGATCCAACGGTTCCACCTGTTGACGACGATGCTGTATCATCCTTTTCTATAAGTCTGACTGGGGTAGACCATCCACCGTTTCCGCCAAGATAACTCGCGGGGGTTCTTTGCCAGTTGAAAATAAGTTGGGGTGACTTACCATCAATCCAGTTGTGACTATACGATAGAGCAATTCTTGGTTGGAAAATACCATCAGAGAATGTGGTTCCTTCAATCAAAAAGACTGGATACAACAAGTTTGTTGGATAGGCGGTCTTTGAGAATCCTAATGCATCGATTTGATTGAATTGAAACAGTGTATCCGCTTGGGTGGACGGTAGGTAGGCGCGTTTGGTAACCCGTTGACCTGCTGCCAAGAAGACACCCATACTGCTGCCGGTAGTTGGTCCTGTTGGATGCTGTGAAAGGTATCCGGTTCCGACCTGCGCCGCACCCGGTCGGAAGAACGGGAGTGCAACTGGGTTTGTGCCGTTATTGGTAATGGTAAAGTAGAAGTCATACCCTATACCGGTCTCATCATTGATCTGCCCAACTGAGATTCCAACACTGACCCCTGCCCAGTCAATATCACTGAGAAGTTGACCCGCTCCAATGGTTTCCGTATCCAGACTGGTCGTCCACACGGGAGCATTCTGTCTTCGGGTGTCCACAATCTGTGCGAGGTTATCACCCATACTCAGACCGTATGCCTGATTGATTCTCTCACGACCAAAGTTCTGTTGAACTCGGAATCGACATGGATCCCCGTTGACAATGATCTCAAGACGGTAACGAACTTGATCGACATTGACCGAGGGGATGACGGCAACTTCAAACTCAGCAATAGAGTTTGCTGAAACAATCATACTCGTCGGAGTCAAAGACAGAGAATCATCTTCGGTAGATAAGATTCTCAGTTGACAAGGTAAGTCTTGATTTGAGTTGTTGACAATCTCGTAGACAACCGGATCATTGCTTCTTTGTTTCACAGGTGCATACAATACACCTTGATGCCCAATTACAATGTATGGGTGTGTCTTGAGTCGAATATCGACTTCGGAAAAGATGTTGTTTACTGGTTGCAGGGGCGTTGTAGCCATTTAGAATCTCCACACATAGTGTCTCTTTGAGTATGTAGGTGCAAAGAAAAAGCCGGGTTTCCCCGGCTCGCTGTGAAGTGGAGGCTCAACACAAGCGTTTATGGTTTGAAAGTGAACAGAACCTTTGCCCCTGCGGGATTGAAATTATTGTCAATGTAGAACTGATCCCTGCTCTTTTGTTCAAACTCATCCTTGGAGTAAAGATCTAATTTTCCACCGACCTTGTTGCGAACCAAGACCATCGTCTTGTTCCATTTCTTTGCGATTCTTTGTGCTGATCTTTTCCACATTTCAATATCTTCGGCTTCACTCAAAGACTCGTCATATCCGGGAGCAATCGCAACAAGTCCCTGCTTAGACTTTGGAACCTTCCATTGCTTGATTGCCATTTCTTTTGCTGCCGACATGCTAATGTTTGGATGCTTCGAAAATGGAATCTCCATCTTCTTGCCACTATACATGACGATGAAACCAACCGGCTTACTTGCCTCACCTAACCTTTTTTTTTCGTCGAGTTTTTCGTCGTCAGACTCGTCATTATCTTCTTGTGATTCTTCTTGCTTACCCTTCCAGTTCTTGGCAATATAGTCGAAGAACTTCTTCTTCTCGGCATCGCTCTTGAAGTCTGCGGGGCTGGACGCGCCGAACTTTTTCAGGGTAGCCCTGAAAAACTTCTGGTATGCGGTATCTTCTTCGCTGATGAGACCTCTCTGCGCACGATCTACAACAGTCATGAACTCACTGAGAGTGGACTTACTTGCGTAGGGGCATGCTGCATGAAATTGTTCTTTGACGAACTGATTGCGAATCTCAAGATCAACATCACACTCGGCGAGAACCGTACCTGTAAATACAGCGGCTCCCTGTGCCGACTCGCTAAGGCGAATGCTTCGGCTTTCCATAAGAGAGTGTAGCATCTCTCGATCTTCGTTATCAAATGCTGGGTTGGTGAACATAGGGTATCCTTACAGGTTTGGTTTGGGTTTTGTTTTCCGTGAGTATATAGAGTTTGTTAGAATTCCCGATCACCCTTTGTGATGGGAACATAGGTATCACAAACCCATGAACTGCTTACTGGAAAGTCTCCGTATTTCTTACACACGGACTTTACAGGATCAAATGCGTTACAGTTACCACAACTGTATCCATAGTCGCCTTTTCGGTAGTTCGGCGGGGTCTATTTACTTTCACGGAAAAATTTCTTGTGTTCGGTGTCACCCGGCATATGAACATCTTGGAATTTACCACCCTGCTTTTTGATATCCTGTGTAAAGCGGTTGACGAATCGGTTGAGTTCATACTTGTCACCGGCTGGCTTTTCCGTCACCGGTGGGATAACCGCTTGAACGGCAACCTCTTTACCGGCAGGGCTTATGGTTGTGTAGTCAACCAATGCTCGGTTCTCACCGGTGGTTCGATCACCGGGCGTGGCGAATTCAGTGTATTTGGCTTTGCGAGACTCGTATTGAATTTTCTTGTTTGGAGTCTTGAAGTCTTTCTTTCGCATAATCGTCTTGATCCTTACTTCAAATTCGCCGTTGGGTTTGACATCAATGACCACGGGCAGATTGAGATCGGATTGTAGATCATTCAAGACCGCCTGTGAATTCGCAGACTTGATGATTTCCCGACCCCTAGAACGCTGAATCTTTTTGAACAATTGTTGCAGTTCGGTTGACTTGATACACGGCTTGTTGCGAGGATCGGACATACGGTCCCCGAAGTGTCGAGTAAACTCAATATCAATGCCGTATTTCTGTAGAAGTCTGTCCCCAAATTTCTCAAGGTCAGCCAACTGCTTCGGTGTGTATTTCTCGCAAGTGTCCATTACTCTTTTTCTCTTTTTGCGCTCGATAGATTCAATCATCACACTTGACATCGAGATCTTGTCAGGCATGATTCCAAAGAATCGGAGGATAGCCATGAGACCTTTCTTTGCAATCTGCATGACTTTCGCTGCAACTTTGGTGAAGAATGACTTGACTTTGCCAATCATATCCGCCATGATGCCCTCTGTCAAGTTGGTGTTCGAAAAATGCTCGGCAAACATCGACTGGAATGTAGGAATATCATCCATGCTGTCTTTGATATCCGCTCTGAATGAGGGGAATGTCTTTTGAGACTTGCTGCTGTGGGTCTTCCATGAGATACGGACTTTGACGGTGCTTGCCAGAGTTGAAATGTAGGGACCGGGGCGAGCAAACCCGTTTGAGATTTTGTGAACATCTGCCTTACCTGACTCATTGAAAGAGACAATGTAGTTTGCGGATGCCATGGCATCCGGCTTGAACTTGTATACACCGGTTGCGGCTTCATAGACAAAGAATGTTCGGAACTCGTCATTGTTGTCAAAGAACTTACGCATCTCGGTCGTCATAGTCTTAAACCAAGCGGTTTTGTCAAGGTAGTCTTGGGCAAGTTTCGCATCGGCTCCACGCTTAGAGTCACCGGCTTTGACACGCTGGGTGAAATCACCGATTGTACCAAGGTTCTTTGGAACAGCAAATTCCTGCATCAGTTTTGCAAGGTTTGCTGCCAACTTGAGGGCGGGTGCCGCCGAAGTCTCATCCATCATTTCAATCGCTGCCATGAAAGTTGAAAGAGTCTCGTCTTTCTTAGCCGACATCAACTGAGAACCACCCTTTTTCTTGAGAGAGATTCCGTTGCGACCAATTACCATATCCGCCTTTGGGGTCTGGTCTTTGGCTTTCCAGTTGGGGTGTAGTTTACCCTTTGCGCTACCGGTCTGGATCATCTTACCTTCAAAACCCGCAGCCCTCAAAGTCTGAACGATCTTTTGGAGAGTCGGCAATGCAGCGTTATAAGCATCCATGCTCTTGATCGGAGTAGTCTTATCTTTTTCTGGACCACCATTGAACGCAACAGTGATGAAGTTCTCCCAGTCCGCAGCAGTGATTTTTGTCTCATCGAGACGATTACCCATGAACTCTTTGAGGGTTAGGGGTTTTGCTCTAATAGTCATAGATTCTTTGAGATTCTTGCCATACTGGTAATGTAGGATCAGATCGGTCACATAATCATGTTCATCCATTCCCGTTCTAAGGGGGTACTTCTGACCCTTGAATGTTACAGAATCTTGGTCATGAAACAGAGCATTGAATTTCTTCTCCGGAACCTTTGGGGCATGCTTTTTGTAATATGCCCTCTTATCCCGAACATATGCAGAGTGCCCCTTTTGACCACCCGGATATTTGGTGTGAGTCATAACCGGAGCATTTCGGGCAATCGCATATGCCTTGTCAAATTGCTTTTCGGTCACATCGAACCGGGGGTTGAATCGAGATTCATTCAGTTTTCTTCCCACGGTCGGTGTTCCAATCTGGTAGAATACCGAATTGCCGAAGATCCAAACCCATGCATCCACGCGGGAGTTGTGCCATGCGGCTACAATCTTGATACCGGGAATTGTTAGGTCTGTCTTTTCAAACCCCCACTTTGCCATGAGTTTGCTGACAGCGTTTGTCGCACTCTTGGCATTCTTTGGACCATTCCCGAAGTCAATCTCAAACCCGTTGACCTTGGATGACTTGCCAGTAATTGTCCCGTAAGTCACCTTGGCAAGATGACCCGCTATGACTTCGTTTGGATTCTTGGCTTCCTTGATATGCTTCTTGGCTTGCTTCCAAAGGTCGGCATCGGTGGTCTTTTGGGTCTTACCACCAGTTAGGAATGAATTCACTCTTGCGTATGCCCACTGCTGTTGGGTTGCGCCGGGGCGGTGACCAGAACGCCACGCTTCCATACCCCGATCATAGACCTGCTTGAGGATGGAATATGGAACACCAGTCTCTTTCGACTTGTTTACTAGACCTTTGATTTTTTCTTCTTTGAACATATCGTGGTATTTCTTTGTGTGCTTCGAAGTCTTAGTCTTCGACCCATCCTTGACATCATCGACTGGATTGTAAGCATCTGGGTGATCTTTGGGAAGTTTCATCCGACGCTCAATATCCTTGGCTTTCTCTTTGGCTTCCTTGTCGGACAGCCCAGAGACATACTTCTTAGGCAATCCAGACTCTTTATCTTTTGGCATAGTTTATTACTTCCGCTGTTGCATATCACGATTGTTCCCCATTGGCGATTGCCAGAACAATCAACTCACGATACGCGGTTCCGGCTTTCGGTTCCGGTGCGTGTGGAGACGAAACAAATGGACGATGTGTGGTTTGCCACTTATGGATTGCCTTTTCACCGACCTTGTTGAACTTCAAGGTGTTTCGATACTTCGCAGACCGCATACCAGTCTTTCCGACAATGTTCAGACCAACACTAGTGATATCATCCGGGGCTTGCCCGTTGAAGTATTCAATCTCTAGGACGATAGCGGCAAACTCTCCCTTGTCCGCCAAAGTCTTGAAAGTTCCTCGGCGGTATGACCGGTAGGTGGACATCAAACCATACTCATCGAGCATTTTCTTTAGGTCGCCGGATGGGGCTTGCGTCTTAATTGCCTCAACCATGTAGGCAGTTCCTTTGTTCTTGGGAAGTTGTCTTTGTAGGCTTCGCAAAGCGTTTTCTGGTTTACGCTCATATGAACTCTGAACGATCTTAGAATCAACGCCCATAGTGACAGCCCGAAACTCTGGGATCCCGCTGATTTCTCGAATTTCAACTTCAATGGTAATCGCATTTTCCCTATCACGCGGGTTCAGGTGACGATTGCTGATCTGAACAAGACCCTGATTGTAATCAGCAGTTGGAACACTCTTGGATACACGGACGGCAAACTTGAAGTCTTTGAATTTATCGTCGATCATAGTCCCCATCGCCATGTTGCGCAAACCGTTGGTGATCTTCGAATAGTCAGACTTACCGATCATCTTCTCAAGGGTTCTGGCAACATGTGGGTTGAAAGATTCATTCATCTTCTTTATTCCTTGACTCAAGGCATTTCGGGTTCGGGTTCCAGTGATCTTCCCGTTTTTGAATGGCATCGTGAATGTATACGAGGTACTCTTGTATGGGCTTGTCGGATGATCGTAGTCAAGAGTGATCGTCAGTTCATTGGAGTTATCATGTTGATTCTTTATCTTGATATTGCTCATCCGAGACTTCTCAAGTTTATGACCATTCATCATCAGCCCGGTTAGGTGATTCATGACATCTTTGACCTTGATGGATTCGTTGATTCGGCTCATGGGCAGGATCCTTAGAGAGACTTGAGGGTTTCAGAGATAGTGGTATACGAACCACGAATCGGATCACCACTCTTAGTTAGGGGGGTTACTTCGAAGATATTGTTACCAACACATTCGACAAATACACGGATTTTGTCACGCTGGACAACAAAGCCACCCGCGTTTGTTCGGGCAATGGCAAACAAAACGCCGCGTGTGCGGTATTCACTGATCAACCCATCCTGCAATTGGTTCTCATATTGTTCGGAGACGGTATAGTTTGGTCGATAGTGATTCAGGTTTTCCGTCAACTTGCGGTAGGCATGTTTTACACTATCACCGCAGATTACACCCTGATAGAGACTCATTGCCGCCGTTTCAAGAGAGATGGACTGAGACTCAGCAAGTTGAATTGCATGCGGTTTTTCTGCACTACTTTCCGAAAATGCTGACAGTTTGAAACGCTGAGATGGGTCTCTTTCTTTACGATTTGTTGCGGCGGTCTTGATTTTGACCAGTTGCTTTGCTGCCCCAGACATAACATCCACCCACTGGCGACCAACCGGGTTTTTGATTGATTTAGACATAATCTTATAGGCAATACGGATCAACTGAACCTTGATCGACTTTTCGAACACTTCGGGTTCAACCATCCTATCGTTCTCTACAGTAACAAACCCGCGACCGAACGCTGCCTTGAACAGTGGCAAGTTTTTGCCCACTGAATCGTGTGCATCCCGGACAATGTTTTCGGGGACCGCTCGACCACGGCTTTTGTTATTCTTCAACGCCTGTTCAAGTGAAATATTGACGAATACCATGTAGGTGTCGTATCCAATGGATTCAAGTGCCTTTTTCTGATCGAGAATTTTCTTCGCATCTTTGCCGGTTCCGTCAATGATCAAACCCAAACGGTTCTCAATGTAATGCTGATAGCGGGTGTCGGTCAGTCTCTTTGCCCTAGGGCGAAGAACATTCTGGACATAATCCGACTGCATGATTTTCGGATCACCCAGATCAAGTTTCTGTTGCTTGGCAAATCGCTCAAAGGGTTCATCCGGGTTGACTGTCTTGAGGTTTCGACCGGCAAACATGCTCTGTGAAATGAATGACTTACCCGATCCGGATCCACCAATGACAAAGATTGCCTTGAGAATGTCCCGGTCAAAAACACCCTCTGAGAGTTGTTTGTTTTCAATGAGAGCATGTGCAATTCGTGATTCGTAGATATCGACGACGCTTGCCATTTCTCCCAAAATGCCTGCTCGTTCCGCAAGTTGTTTCGCAGACTCTACGCCACCACGCGGGCGAATGTTACCAACAAAACCCGAACTGCTGTTCGAATTTTCCCAGAGTTGGTTGCGTAGTGATTTGAAGTTTTTCATGCTCGTAATCCTTTTTTGACCTTATCGAAAACTTGTCTCGCCATTGGTTGAAGCATCTTGGGGAGTTTGGTAGTAAAGGTATTTAGGTCTCCCGCTTTTACCAGATTTCGCATCGCGGTTCCAGAGATTCCCGGAGTGCGATCACCTGTGTCGATTACTTTGATTTCGACATCGGGAAAATCCTTTAGAATTCTTCGAATCATTGTTTCAAAACTACTGATTCGATCTTCACCCGCTGCCATATAAATCCTCTTGTAACCATCGTCGATTGCATCAAGGATCGCCTGATATGGATTCTTGACCATGGGGTTATCAGAGACCCGGACTTGGGGAAAGGCAGCCTTGGCAAACTTCACCTTGTCCAAAAACTTGAGCGGGTTTTTCTGCGGATCGTGACTCGGACTCAGATAGAGAACCGCGTCGGCTTTGTATTTCTTAGCGGCTTTGGCAAGACCCTTTACCAGTTCTTCGTGACCCGAAGTGATAGGGTTCATGCGTCCAAAGGCAAACACGATCCCACGGTCCTGCATATATTCCTTGAGCGACAGTTTCATCCTTGCCCCCTGATACTTCTTGCCAAAGATTGAGCATGTCGCTTCATCTTCTCATACCCTTCCTCACTGCGATAAGATTCGTAGTAGAAGATGTTGAGAGAGTATTTATTGGAGTGTTTTTCAAGCGCCTTGATTTTCTCTTTCGGTCGATCTCGATCCTTATTATTCTCGTCCATGATCATAGTGACACCCTCGATCTTGATCGAATGGACAACAGTTTCATCGACCCTGTGCATTGTCGGCATCATGCTGGTTGAATACATGACAGGGAACAAGAGGATTCGCATTTGCCTCTTGTATCGAGACATAATTTTGTTGATTTCGTCCATGTAGGTCTTGATAAAAACCTGTCTCTGTTTGTTTGTAACAATATCTTGAGACTTATCCACAATGGCATGAATGGTCGTGGTCACGGCGGATCTCTGTAGGGTATGACCTTTTCTTTGGAAGTCCTCAAACGGAACTCTCATACCGTTCCTTGCCCACCAATCATCGGACAATACACCTGCCATTCGAAAGATTCCTGCTTTTTCGCATGCGGTGTGCAACGCTTCGGATGATTTCTTGGTGATGAAGTCTTTCGATTCTTTGAATTTGGCGAGGTCAAACTCTTTGATCCACCCTCTTTGGACCTGTGATTTCAACAGACTGATAACCGTTCCTTTAGCCAGTTGGTTAACTAGGAATCCGACCTCAACCCACCGGCGACCGTTGCTGTCTACAACAGTGTATGCATCGGTGTGGGCAGACAGAACGGGCTTTCCTCTGACAATAGCAACTGCGCCACCACCGCCTTCGATTCCAGTCTCCACATCGAATTGACCGGGGAAATTCAAAAAGGTTGATATGGATTTCTTACTCCCCTCAAGACTCATCAACCTGTCGATTGTCGTCGGTGTGAAAACATGATACCCAACGACTTCGGGTGGGTTGAAAGCAATTGCGTTGAGAGTGGAATCTGAAATCGGGATCAGGACAGTTCTCGATAAAATGTTACCGATGACGGAGTTGTGTCCGTGAACTTGTGTAACATCTTCACTTAGAAACTCTTTGAGGGACTTCATTTTACCTGATATTCATACTTCGACGACGCTTCATGGATCGTTGACGCTTTAGGTTTGCTTGTGCTTTGGTTGCCTTGCGTTTTCTTGCGCCAATCTTAGCGGATCTTTTTCGTTTCAATGCATCTGCACCAGAACGCTTCTTGCAGTTCTTACCCTGCTTGTCATATCCAGACGGGCAACGCCATTGGATGACTCGCTTTCCACCCAGCATTCGGACTTTCTTCTTGGCGGTAACTTCGGATAGATTATCCTCTTGGATCTTGGCTTTCTTCGGAGCCAAATCAGACAGGTCTATACCCCAGTCTTGATCTAGGATTTTTTGCATGTCTTTTCGAGTCTTTAGATATTGAAACATTGCACGCAGACCATCCGTTGGATCCGGGGAGTTTGATGTGTTTGTGCCATATGTTCTCCCGCCGATGCTTGTGCCTTTGGAAGCATCGAACGGATAGACACCAATGTACCAAGACCCGTGAGGGTTTTTACCTTTCCGGGGTGGGGTAAACTCCATGAACCCAAACTTTGAACCATCAAAGACTAGATCGTATGCAATAACTGGAGTGGATGATCGGGGTGATTTAGTTCTCTTGGCTTTCTTGAGGGTCATGTCCTCGGACAAGAATTTTTTGAGTGACTTCATATGCTCGCTTTCGGTAGAGAGAGTTTGATTTTCCTTGACCCAATTCTTCGCTGCTAAAAAGTTGTTCCGGCTGAATTCAAGGCGGTCTACAAGTTTCACTGCATCATTGGTTACATTATCAATGGCGACAAACCCCTCGGGGGCGGTAACACGATAGCCGTCTTTGTCAGCAACAAACATCGGCATGTCATTGATAGATTCTAACTTTCGAACGATTCTTCTTTTGACTTGTCCAAACATCTGATGCAAAGTTAGAACTTCATCGAGAGACTTCTGGAACCCCTGATCGGCATACAACGACAAAAACTGTTCATCTTCGGCTCGTCGTTTTTCCTGACCCTCACGGGTTTTCAGTTTACCGCTCTTGAGTTGCAGTTCGCTCTGAACATAGTCATGGAATCGTTTTGCCGACATCTGACCAATAGCGTTTTGTCGGACTTCACGGTTGAAATACTGATTGAGCCACCGACCCAGTTCTTTATCCTTGGCAATGAAGTCCAGAAATTTCTTGTGATTCTGAACACCCCTTGCAAGGGAAGTGATTGCGTCACGCATATGCTGGGTTTCTTTAGCATTGAGTGTGACCGCATCGGCGACAGTGAAATTGGTTCGCTTGAACCAGACATCTTTGGTCGGCTTCAAACTTTTCATATTCGGATTGAACGATGCGGTCAGTTCTTGAATGGACGGACCCTTGTATTCCGTATGAAACATGATGCCCATCTTGGCTTTACGGATCGTTTTGTCAAGATCCGAACCTGCCGGGATCGCGTAGAGGATCGTATTCGGTTGAAAGGTGGTGTATCCCTTACCGTCAATGGTTTTGGATTGGAGTTGGCTTTGAATGAATGCCAAGTCACCCTGTAGAATAGTCTTGATACCCAGTTTCGGCAAATGAGCAAGACAGACTTTGAGTATGTCCACCAGACCGCCAGAGTGATTGCGCTGAATGTCTGCATCGGTATAATTCACTTTCGGAGTCTTGTTGAACACACTTTTAGTACCAACGAAAAATCTCTTTGTCTCCGGGTGGATCCCACAGATAATCGCTGGCGCACCGTCGAACTTTGCCTGCATTCCAAGCGGACCCGAAGTCTGTCCCGCAAGCATGTCTACAATGCTCGAAAGATATTCAATTGCCTTGAACCCCCCGGCTGAACCGTTGTCAACCAGAAGATCTTCGATATGAGTTAGGTGTGTGTTCTTCGCCAAAGTGAGTCTCCGTGCATGAAAAAACAGGCATCGCTGCCTGTATGTAGGGATTCTCGTCTCACAAGTGGTTTCTATGCCAAGACAGACTCTTTCGGGAACCCATGCTCACGACGGAAGTTATAGACCTTTTGATCCCGTGCCATGAGGTTGTGATTTCGCTGGTGCAATTCATCTTGAACCGTGTTGCCCACCCATTGGTGACGAATGAGAACATGCGGACACCAGACCATTTTTCTCATACCCCAAGCAATGGTTGTGAACTCATCGTCACAGAAACATGACTTGTAATCGGGGTGGTAGAAATATCCAAACCGGTCATAGAACTTTCGACCCATGCACGACAGGGTACACAGTCTGCTGCCCTGCAATCCGTCATTGATATGCACCGCCCCATCCAGATCCGGGAAGGATCTAGTCAGGTATTCCACAATGAGCGTGTCCCAAGAAGTGCTTTCGGGAACCATATCATCCGACACAAGCATGAGAATTTCAGCATCGCGAAGATTCTCATTAACATGCGCGTTACATGCCGCAATCTTTCCACCCTCTTTGAGAATTCCAATCGTGAAATTTTCACCGACAATCTTTCGGATCTTATCAGCAGTCCGGGCGTTGTTCATGCTGTCATCATCTTCGTCGAATGTAAACACCCATCGGATCTCATGATCTCCGCTTGCCAATTTGGTATACTCATTGAGTCGATCAAAAAACATTTCGGGACGATCACGGGTTGGATACTTGAGAAGAAACTTCATAATGATGCCTTTCGCTTAGACTTGAACCCAGCGGCTCCATGCTGGTCGATTGATTTGCTTGGCGATACCACACGCAATCTCGTATTGAGTCGGAACCTTTGGCTTCGAAAGCAACTTGAGACCTGCCTGCTCGGGGGTCCGGTCACCCTTTCGCTGGTTGACTGTCTTCGAACAGCATACAACATTTCGCCAATCGTGACGACCACCCTGAGCGCGGGGAATAACATGGTCAATACTTGCTTCGCTGTAACTGAGTTTTTCACCGCTGTATTGACATCTCATCCCATCTCTCATGAAAATGTTTTTTCGGGACGGCTTGATCGCACGGAAAGGAACATGAATGTATTCCTCAAGCACAAGGGCAGTTGGAAGTCGAAAGATCTTACCATTGGAAACCGGAATCTCGTAGTGGTCATCGAAGTTGTAAGGTGTTCTGACCTTTTCCGAGAATAGCATGTTGATAGCACGCTGCCAATGCATGGTGCGAATGACTTCCTCGGAAGCGTTCAAAAGAAGAACTCTCCACTTTTGCTGCTGCAATGCCTTGTCGTCTACATTCACCATTCTCTCCTTATCGGATTGGCAAGCCTTCGGCTACTCTCGGGGGCAAAATACCCCGTTTCAATCTCTCGATCTCTTTCTTTTCTTCTGCCGAGAGAGTTTTGAGTCTGACTGGAAATTTATGCACACAGTGTGCAACCCAGTCGATTTTATCTTCCAGTTTCAACGGGACTGGCTTCCCCAGTTCTTCAAATGGAATGTCTTTGGATGGATGAAATTTATCCATCGCATGATCTCTGATATACCCCTTCAAGATTCCCATCTCTTTTCCGGTGTAGAAACTATTCAGGGTGCTTACACTCGATTCGTTCGCCCGATCATAAACATAAATGTATGAGTTGTTCAGGTGACACATCTTGATTTTCTTCTGGCAGTGCAGTCTGAACAGTTTCAGGAAGAACAAGTAGTCCTCAAAAAGGGAAATCTCATTCGTGTGGTTGACTCGGGGGAACTTACAGAGAAAATTTCGACCCAGAAGCATGCTTGTTCCGGGAGTGAAGATTCTCCCCCCGGTTCCAAACTCCTCATCGGTGACATACACAAACTGTTTGTTTTCTCGTAGATTCACTTCTTTATCACACCAACTGTAGAGCCAAAGGTTGTCTTTGATTCTCGCGTGAGTCATTCCATTGGTAAATTCTGTTGATAACCAATCCATTGACTGAAAAGAGATAACATCATACCCCTTTGCAATCGGGCGAGAAATCATTGTCAGTGCCGTTGGATACAGGAAATCGTCTCCGTCAATCTGAAACAGATAATCATATTTGACTTTCGATTTCCGGAAGACTTCAAAGACACTGTTCTTTCCAGTTCCCGGTGTCCCATCCGATGGTGTCTCGATCACTTCGTAGCGATCTTCAAATTCTCGACAAACTTGATCGTAATAATTTGGGTTTTTGGTATTGACTACGATCTTGACATCGACATCAAAGGTTGCATGAGCCGAGTCCTGAATCACCTGTCTTTCGATGCTGTAGATGCATCGCCTGAGACGGGGTAGGTCACCCGAAGTCAATGGAACGATCAAAAGTTTGTAATGCGGTTTACTCATAGTGTAGTCTCCTGTGTCAATCACAGGGTATGTAGTTGGGAAAAAGGCAGGGGGGTTATGCGCCCACCCCGCCTCTGGATTTCTTTCTGGTGAAACTTCCAAGGATATGCTCTCAATCTTGCAGTCAGCCCCAATCGCAGAGCGGCGAAAGGGACCAGTCACAGGAAATCGAGTATATGATGGGATCGTACCCCCCATTGCTGGCAGACCGTATCCCACACTTCCTTAGCCGTGGCAGCAAAGAAATTAAGCACTCCATGAGGGAATCGAACCCATTGGCATCCTTCCCACCGTTTTACGCCGTCCGGTTAGAAGCCGGGTGTGGGGACACGGAGCAAACTTGAATGGACCGGGAGGGGATCGAACCCTCATTGTCCCCGTTATAGGCGAGGTACTATTTCCAATTCAGCCACCGGTCTATCGAGCGTTATGTATCCTCAGTTTCAATCCTGTCAAGGCATGGTTATCCAATCACAAGTACGCCGTGAATCCGGTCACCCTTTTGGGGTTGCGATTCAAGACAAGCGTCGATGAAGTCTTGCGGAACCGTTACCGGATTCCCGCCAAACTGGGGATGAACCGTGAAAAACGCGGGATGACCCTTACCGTTTGACAGGTATCCCTCGCCGGTTTCGGGGTCAAACTTGCAAGCGTAGCGGTCTGACTGAACGAAAATATCGTTGATGCCGCTACGCTTCGGGTAGACAGTCCAATCAACCGACTTTCGCATGTTTCCGAGTTTGCCGTGAACATTCTTGAACATCATCCACCCACCTTTTCAAGTTGAAACCAGTTGTCCTGATAGTTCGCATGAGTCCGCTTGTAACGGTTTTGAATTTGGGTCAACTTCCGTTCTGCCCATCCTTTGTTGCGCCAGACTTTGACGCAACCGGCAGCATTCCCGTAGGTTGGCATGCCCGCCCAAGTGTTTCGATTGGTGAACCAGCGATCTTCCCGCCAATTGTAAATCTGATACATTCAGTTCCTTTCCAAGGGTCACTCAACACCACCATTATACCACGAAAAGATTCCCGAGGCAACTCTTTAGGAGAGTTATCCTCAGGAATCTTTGTTCAGGGAGTGTTAGCCCACCCGCTCGCCGATCTGAGACGACCGAACGCCGAAGTATCCACGGTGACCAGTCAGAGTCACCCGCAGGGGTCGGGGGTTGACTACGGTAGCCACAGAACCGTCATACTTGGGTCCAACATTCCGGAGCATGAACCGGTCGCCAGCGGTCAAAGAAGCCCGTACCGAGCGTTCAGCGGCTTGGTCAGCGGCATGAGAGCGAACCTTGGCACGCCATTCCGCCGAAGATTCCTTCGAGCGGTCGCAGAAGTCCCCGATCAGGGGGTATCGCTTGAGCCACGACTTCGGCACGCTGTAGTAGTAGGGGTGAGAAGTCTCATCGATACCCTTATACCCCCAGTCCCCGTCCAACTTTTCCAGCAGGTAGAGGATGATGCCCTGAGACTTTAGGGTTCCGTCAGGGTGGTAGATCCGACTGACCATCCACACACAGTTGCCCTTGACGGAGGTCTCCACAAGTTCCGAGTTTGGACCCGTTCGGGTGACTTCTCGGATGATCTGAGACTTCGTGTAACCGGGAATGCTCGTCCAACCCATGATCAATTTCCTTTCCAAGGGGAGTGAGTCAACACCACCATTATACCCTAAGTTAGAGTCAAAGTCAAGCGACTGCTTGAGTTATCCACAAGGTATTCACAAAAACTTGTTAGGGTTTTGTCAGTTACCGAAGTTGAGATCTTGTATATCGGACCAGTTGACCAGTGCCAAGAGAATCACTACCAGCGTTGCCAGAATTGACCGGAGACCAGCGGCGACGACACCAAGGATCCCAGCCGTCAGACAACCACCCAGAGCCGACAGGACCGCTACAGCGGATTTCGGAGCATCGGGGAGCAGGGATCCCAGATAGGGATACAAGTCAAACCCCACAAGCAGACCGCCATAGAGCGGTATCAACATACCGAACACAACCAGAACAAGCCAAGCACACTTGATCAGGGAACCGGGGCTGTCTCCAAAGTTCAGAGTTCCCGTAAACGGTGCAGTGAATCCGATCTTCTCAAACATGATAATCCTTTCTCAATATACTATCGGCACAATGGGGTCAAGACTTTAGCGGAGTTATCCACAATTTTTTGTTCGGAATCTGTTAGCCGTTCAGGGTTTTCTTCCCAGTCTGAACAGGGGGTTGTTTGGTGAATTCCAAAATGGCATTGACACCCTCAACGAACTTCTCATGAAATTTCCGGGGGAACAGGAAAGTACAAAGTGTCACCAATGCCATAGACACCAATGACCATACCATGGTCCATAGCATGATGAGAACACCCAGAGAGAAAACCGCCGCGCTCACTGTGGCAATGAACGATAGGAATTCCGGCAAACCGAAAGTGGCGATTTCGGCATCAACCCGACCATAGGTATAGAATCCTGCCCAGATGAGCAAAACCATTTTCACAACATCTTTGGCTGTACTCCAAGTCAGGGTCGCAGGGGATCGGGTAACCGCGCGGAGTCGGGTAAGTCTGACACTATCGTGTTGCACAAACTGGTTGAAAAACAAGGCTTGAAAAAGTTTCCACATGATATTTTACTCGCTTTCTTTAGCAGTGGCGGTCGGAGTGACCAGCGGGGGGAGTTGCGCCACACCTAATTTCCGGTCTTGACGGAATCGGTTGTTTGAGTGGTTCGATCTTTGAAAATTCTCTCATACTAGGTTGGAGAGTTTGTGGTGGAGACTCAATAATCTTCGGGAGGTCCACCACTTTCTTGTAACCGGTCTCTTTGAAATCGATATCGGTCATGACAGCATAGGCTCCCGACTCTGGATACCAAATCACCCAATCACCCTCGGCAATATCTACACCGTCGTCGATGCTGTCCAGCGGTGTGTCCATGAGAACATGGTTTTCTGTCTCATAGTTGTATTCGATCTGCCGGGTATACAGAAGATCGAACAGCCAATCCGGTCGTTCTGAAAATCCTGTCTTGGTCAATTGAACCGCTTCAACTGTCACATTGTATTTCATCAAATCCCTTTCAAAGTGTTCGGCTTGTTTGGGTCAATTCTAACCACTACAACCGGCTTTGTCAAGCGGTGCATCACCGCAATCATGTTTTTTGTTCCGGGAGACTTGCCATCCCAGAATGCCACCAAGTTATCGGCATACTGTGCCATCTGAACATTTCGAATCGGTCCCGCGCGAATACCATAGCGGTCCCACTGGGATTTGAATTTCGTGAGTTTGAGATTGTATTCTTTAGCATACCGTTCACCCAAAGTATCGACACCCGTAGCAGCCCCAGAGACAATTTCTGAAATGGACCACTCAAGATGGTCAATTGCAGACTTGACCACAGGGTAGTCATAGAAGTCTCTGCATCCAGCGATTACAACTTTGATTCCTTGGGTTGCCATTGTTCTAACTCGATTCCGTTCCCTTTGTCAACAGCGTAAGTCAAGTTTGTCAGGTCCGTCCAACAACCAAGATTTACATAATGGATTCCGTTATCTAGAATTTCACTCTTTGGATCATGAATATGCCCGCAGATCACACCATCGTAGTTATGCTTCTTGGCATAGTCAGTGATAATAGTCTCAAAGCGGTCTATGAACTGCGTGGCTTTCTTGACCTTGACTTTCAAAAACTTGGACATTGACCAGTAGTCCATACCAAGCATTGCTCTCACCCGATTCAACTTCTCATTGATCCAGATCATGGCATCGTAGCAGCGGTCACCAAACTTTCCGAATAGTTCGTATCTGCTCATGAGATCGAACTGGTGACCGTGGAGAATCAGATACCGCTTGCCTTGACTGCAACGGTATTCTTCCCGTTCTGTCAGACTCACACCCCCGAATGATCGAGACCCCTCAAACCGTGAAAGAAACTCGTCATGATTTCCCCACAGATAGTGAATATTTACACCCTTGTTGGCAAGACGAATCAATCGGTCAATACATTTCAGGTGAGAGGATTGATGTCGTTTTCCCATCTTCATTGCTTGTTTGAATCGCCAGATGTCTACGATGCGAGCAACCAGATGCAAGTCAGATAGGAACAAAGTCTGCTTAGTCATTTCTTGAATCGCTTTGAGTACTCACGGGTTCCACAAAAAGACCACTTCGAACCGGGGGGACAAGTTCACAGTCACACCCGGAGCACCAGAACCCCGCCCGCTTCACGCGGCGAGTCATCATGTGACGGCTCGTCTCCCATTGATTTCTGCCTCGCTTGGTCATCTAGACACTCGATTCGAATCTCAGCAAGTCGGCGTGTGTATGCTTCAACTTCATCCGCATCGCGAGTATCTAGAGGACGATTACCGTAAAATTCAGCAAGTGTCATCTGCTCATGAAACTTGACAAACTCAACCGGAATACAACCATCCCCCATCCTCGGGTGATGATGATTCAGTCGGTTGAATTGGGGGGAGAACCAGTCTCGCATTGTTTCTTCGCTTCGATAAGGGGAACGGGTTGGTTGACAATTTCATTGAACTCATCAAGTCGATTCTTGGTGAATGCTCGAAATGCCATGTCTTTCTGTGCCACCTTGTAACCGTGTTCATATCCGCTTTGCATCACGGCATCAATGAGCATATCTTCTCTTGTAGCATTGAGATCAGCGGCTTGACCCTCAATCCAAGAGGGGTCGAACCCAAAGGTTTCGCAGACAATATGAAATCTTTCGTCGGTCACTGGGCATCCTTTTCTAAAAAATCCCCACCCGGAGTTGAAACCGGGATCAAAGGATTCAAAGTCACACCATTCGAAAATGGATCAAAAATAGCAGTGGCGAGACTTGCACTCGCACGCCCGAAGGCACCGAAACTTAAACTCGGCGGGTCTGCTAATTTCCCCACACTGCCTCTACCAATTCTCTACCACCCCATTCGATCAGTCTTTATCCATGAACTTACGAATTTCTGACTGCGCGTCAAACTCGCTGTGAGACTTGAAACGCTTTGACTGCTCGCGACCCTCTCGGGCAAGTTCACGAATCCGTCTCTGGCGATTCTTGTGCTTGCGTTTGACATCAACCTGTTTTGCATTCGGCATAACTATCCTTTCGGTTCAAAGTTTCAAAGTCCATCGGGAGGGTACCGCCCCCTCATAAACGCCGGGTAAGAGCCGGGTGCATTACTTGTCTGCCACCGATGGAATGGTGTGGGTTTGTTTCACCGGACAACTCCCACAAAACCAGTATGCTTCATGGCAACAATACTTCTTTCATCTTGGATCAGTATACTCACTCGCGAAGTTGGTGTCAAGCGGTCTTTCGATTTTTCTTGTGTGCCCGGATGAACGGGCGAAACCAAGCGGGGGCATCCTTGATAACCAGTTTTACATGGGGATCGCGGCAGTTTGACCCTCGGAACAGATCGTAGAAGTATTCTGCCGTATCATGAGGGATACGCTCGGTGTCCTCAACAAATTCCATGAAATCTTCAACCTTACCATACAAAGTTTTAGCAAGATCTTGAAACTCTTGGCATCCCCCATTGTCCGTAAAGTAGTCGGGGATAGTCCAAGGATCTTGTGCCATCATCATTTCACGAAAGATTTTTTCACGCGGGGTCTCATTGGGTTGCACCGGAATGGCTACTTGATCTAGAATAAACTCTCCTTCGTCGTGCCCCACCCACCCCACAATTTGGAATACAATGCCATTCAGTTCGACATCTTTCTCAATTCGACCCGTTTCTACATCGGTCAAGTTTTCCTGCATGAAGTCATACAGTTCGAAAAACTGCTCTCCAATGTCCCGCTGGAGATCCACCGGGAAATCGAGTGGGTTCTTGGCATTCCGAACCTTGGATTCAAGATCCTTGATCTTGGTTTCGGCTTTGTCACGAAGCCGACGAAGTTTTTCCAGTTCTTGCTTGGTGTTTCGAAGTTCCGAACTTCTCATATCAGTCATCCCCACTTTCAAACTCATCACGCAAACGCTCATACAACTCACGCCGGGAATCAACATCAGCCGCGCGTCGCGCTTCCGCACGCGCCTGTGCCCGGTCTCGCGCTCGCAACTCAGCGTCAGTCTCGTATCGAGTACCACTAACGGTTACGATCACTTCATACTCGCCGTATGCGGCAATCGAAACTTCAACATCGGTCCCTTCGATAAATTCGCCTTCACAATCTTCAACAATTCTAGAAAGGCGATCCCGAAAACAGGCAACCATGTCGTCTAACATACCGTCTCGACATTCATCGCTACCCGCAATAAACGAAGATCCAAACTCAATGTCGATGTCTCGCTCGATTCGGTGGCTTAGTCGTCGGCGGCGAACACCCATATCAAACTTCCTTTTCCTTTTCAACCCCGAGCAAGGCATTTTGTAGCACCCGAATCAGGTGGGGGATCATTTCTTCGGTCAGATCCATCTTGCCATAGGCACTTTCCCCGTGGGGATCCGCGCCGTAAAGTTCAACAGTCACCAAACGCTCGTCGTCTCGCCAGATCCAATCCTTGGGATCGGGGATCTCTGCTGGCGACAGGACCATCATATCCCCGTAGGGGTTGTGGAGGGTCACCGAGTCGCCGCTGTGGGTCGCTAGAGTGTATCCAGTTTTGTCTTGAATTCTGTTTTCATCCGTGCCGGGAAACCCCGCTTTCAAAAGAGCCGCGTAGCCAGTCCAGTTTCACGCTCAAAGAGCCAAGTCAGTTCATCACAGTGGACCCGATCATACTTGGCGATATCGGTCACCTTGCCACCCCAGATTCGCTTGAATTCCAGAATGTAGGTGTCGCTGCCCCGATCAAGAGTCACCTTGACATAGTTGATCGACTTCCGGACGAATCCACCTTTACCGGGTAGGCGAAAGGCGAGCCAGTTATCACCCACAGTGAATTCCTTCGCACCGGTCATGAGAGTAAATCGTCGATTCCCCAACTGGTCATAAATCGTCTGGGAAACGCTGGGAATTGTGTCAGTCATTGGGTTTCTTTCCAAAGGGTGAGACTCCATTATACACTATCGGCAAACGGAAGTCAAGCCTTTAGGGGAATATCCACGACTTATCCACAATTTTTTTGTTAGGGTTCCACTAGGGATTTGAAAACAGGGTTTTCCAGTAGGTCTTTCCCGTGTCCCTGAATCGCAATGGCGGTATCGTCAATGTCGATAAAGATTGTACCGGTTTTCATTTTTGAATCCTCTGCTAAAATAAAACACCCCCGCTCGGACTTGAACCGAGAATAAGAGAGTCAAAGTCTCTTGTGTTGCCAATTACACCACAGGGATATTGGAAGCGGAGCGCACTGGTTACGATCCAGATGCCGTATTTCAGGACACCAGAGAGTTAGCAACTCCCGCCCATCACCATCAGGGATTACGCTCCAATGTAAGCACTGCCTCTAGGATTCGAATCTAGAACCTGATAAGCACCCAGCGAGGGATTCGAACCCCCATCTTTCGATCCGAAGTCGAATGTTTTATCCATTACACTAGCCGGGCATTCAAAATATTCTCCTAACGGAACTTTGAAAAGACTCTGCTCGGAATCGAACCGAGAATTCTGGGTTTGCAATCCAGACCCTTATCCATTTGGGTACAGAGCCATTTAGAGTAGTATACCCGATTCCGATCACTGTGTCAAGAGATAAACGGGTAAAGATCCCAGTTTGCTTTCTCCCCAGCCGGGAAAATATATTCCCAGTAGTCCATGCATGGATGATGAAAGTAGTGGGGCTTCAAGCGGACGGTCTTTCGGTTTGCGATATCAATTGCATCAACCATAAGATCCTCAAGAAACTCCAAGCGGTCAATCAGATTTCTAATCTCGGCTTGACGACGCAGAAGTTCTTCGATGAAATCAAGCGAGTTGCGACCACACGCGGAATAGTAAAGATCGTAAGTCTGACCACCGTTTGCAAGGTGAAGTTCCGCCTTGAAGTTGTAACCATCCATGATACTTTGGTTTTCTTCAAGATCCCGGATATCAAAAGTCTCAATCCCGTTCGAACCAATCGGAACTTGAAACTCCCATGAAACCCGATAAGTATCACCGGGACTTTCGTAACTGAACACACCGGCTTCAACATCGCTGTCAAGAAATCCACGGTCGGTTCCGAGCATGATCGTCATCTGATCCGGTTCCTTGGTCTGGTGGTTTTTAGAAACCCCGTGACCGCGACAATGATCCTTGACCGAATTTGTGTTTTCGGTCACCATACGCGCCATCTCAAGAATTCGCTCTTTGTCGTTCATCATATACCTTTCACTGTGTTGAAGCGGAGTGCAGCAGAGTCGAACTGCATGCCATATTTCAGGACACCACCGGTTTTCAAGACCGGGAGACCACCAACTGGTCTATTACACTCCAAAATTTGTGACTAACTATCTTTTTCGCGAGATAGTCACAAGAAAAGGGTAGTTGAGGGAATTCGAATCCCCTTCTCCAGAGTCACAATCTGGTATGTTAACCGCATACACTACAACTACCATCTATACGCAGCATTATACCCCAAGAGATACATGATGTCAAGTTTCAAATCCAGTGATCCGAGTTGAACGGACGCCTCCGAATTACGAAATCGGGATTCTACCACTAAACTACACTGGAATCTAACCAAAGCCGATTCGGGGAATCGAACCCCGTCCCCTTGTTTACAAGACAAGTATCCTACCATTTGGACCAAACCGGCATTCAGAGTTAGGCATACATTACTGTTGGATTTTCACACCAACACCGACCAGTTGATCCACTGGTAGTATGCGAGCGGGGGTTATTCTGCAAAGGTCGGTGCTAGGTCACCTTATCTCCGTGCAGGGATCGTTTTATCTCCGGTCCTAGTTTCTAACTCTGAAAAAGCCGCTGGCGGGAATCGAACCCGCGTCTCAACCTTGGCAAGGTTGCGTAATGAACCATTATACAACAGCGACAGTGCCCCGCTTGTTTTTCTCTCTGCCGTTACACTGACGGATCATCTTTCGAATCGAGAAACCCAAACGGGAAATACTCTCGGCGGGATTCGAACCTGCAACACCCTGAATCTCATTCAGGTACCTCAATGCCAATTGGGTTACGAGAGTGTAAAAGTAGGAGTAGAGGGAATCGAACCCCCGCCTACCGATTATCGGTCGGTTGCCTCACCATTCGGCTATACTCCCATAAAGTCAAATATCCCCGACAGGATTCGAACCTGTAACACCCGCGTTCTAAGCGCGGTACCTCAATGCCAATTGGGTTACGGGGACCAAATTTAGAAAGCCCTGTCCCGAAATCGAATCGGGGTTTCTGTCGTACCAAGACAGTGTAATAGCCACTATACGAACAGGGCAAAAAGTACGGCGGGTGGGATTCGAACCCACAAACAGGATGGTTTGAGCATCCCGGCTTTGCCAATTTGCCTACCACCGCATGAAAGTAGAATGTCCGGTTTCGAACCGGAATTTACCCACGGGAATCGAACCCGACCGCGACTGCTTATTAGAGTCGCGCCACACCGCCTGTGGTCATTCTACTAGTGGATCCTATCGGTTCTGCCCCGATGCCCCCGGAACTTCAACCCGGTGAACTACTGATTATTCGAAAGATCCATGGTGGGGATAGATTGCTCATTCGAGCGACCTAACCCGCTTAGTTATATTGTATCAAGTAAATCTCTTGGTGTCAAGTGATTTGAAGTGGAGTCGGGCGGTTACGATCCGCCGATTTGACATTGCAAATGTCATGTGTTCCCGATTACACCACGACCCCGTGTTGACCGGTTACGAGTGTCCGGTGACAGTGTTTCGTCCTGCCCGTATTGTGTTTGCAGCACACGCTCTCATTTTCGGCTGTGGAGCCACCATTGATTTATACCTTAGACTCCCCGTAAACGGGGTCGAGCAAGATGCTAGAAGTCTCAAGAACGGAACCTAGCATTCCGATCTACACCCCACTTTTTCGGGGGGCGGCTCTAGTTGGGATAACCCAACCATCTAAGGTGTTAAATGTGGGTTGGAGGATTTGAACCACCCGGCAGCCGACTCTACTGTTTATAGCCACCGGTTTTACAGACCGGCGTAGAGAACAACCCACGCTGTAGAAATGTATCGGATCGAAAGGGCAGTGCGGGAATCGAACCCGCTTTTTGGAAAGATTCGGGAGGGAATCGAACCCTCGTTCGCGATTTAACAGACCGCCGTTCTGCCATTGAACTACCGAATCATTGGTGATCTTTTTATACAGAAGATCATAACTGTTGGAAAGGAAAGCGATCCCGACCGGATTCGAACCGGCAACCCCCCGATGGACAGTCGGGCGTTCTAACGCTATTGAACTACGGGACCGTAAAGTGGATGGTTTTGATACGGGAGAAAACCAACCGAAAATACCCAGTGAGGTAGATGGGAATCGAACCCACAAACTTCTGATTGAAAGTCAGAGATTTCTAACCAATAGAAACTACTACCCCAGAGTGGTAACCCCTTTATATCCGGACGCGGTTACCAATTCGCCCTGTTCCAAACTAACGCCCGATGCGAGATTCGAACTCGCTACTCCGGATAGACAGTCCAGCGTTTTACCGAGTAAACTAATCGAGCAAACAGGGCAAGAGCATACCTTGATTTGTGTTAGACACAATGCTCTTGCCCCAAAGTCAGGACACCCGGAATCGAACCGGGATCACGAAGTTCCAAGCCTCGCCTAATAGCCATTATACGATGTCCTGAAAAGTATTCCGTGATAGAATCGAACTATCCATAAGAGATTCGTAGTCTCCCTGCACGATCCACGCGACGGAATGTAAAAAGTAGCCCCCCTCGGATTCGAACCGAGAACTCGCAAATTAAAAGTTTGGTGTTTTACCATTGAAACTAGGGAGCCAAATGTTCGAGTCGAGAGCATTCTCTGGATGCCCGGCGATATCATCGCAGGATCCATCTTCAAATGATCCTATCCCCGTCTATGGTCGGTGGCACCCCTACCATAAACCTCGTTGTCCCTCTTTACTAACACGGTTCCAAACTCGGCACCAGAGTTTTGGGCGTGCCTAGGTCGGGCAACCAGAGAATGCTGTCAACTCATTTCCATTCCAACTATTCACTTGTCAAAGAAACCAAACTGCGAGGACTCGAACCTCTCCCACTTCCAGTGGAGACGACCGGAATCGAACCGGTCTCGAAACGGCATCCGCCGCTCGGCTGGAACCCCCAGCGAACAGTTTGTCTTTGTCTCGCAGTCACCCGCTCAACACCCCAATTATACCAACCTTCGACCCGCCGTCAACCCGTTGACCGAGTTATCCACAAAGATTTTTGATCTTTTTTGTTAGGTGGTCGTTTGGGTTTCTACGGGTCGGGGCATGGTCTCCAAGTCAGGATCTTCACCACCGGGGGTTGACCCTAACCAGTCCATCCATTCATCGTAGTCAACGCCGTAGACCTCTGGATTCTTCCGGTCAATCGAGAATGTCTTGAGATAGACTTCGATGCCCGCTCTGCGATCTTCGGTGATGTCTCGCTCATGGATAAGATACTGAATCAGATCTTCAAGATCGAAGTTGCTGTTCTCAATCATTCGACGAATGGCATTACCACCGAAGTTGTTGAGATTGTCAGGGTAGAAAGACAATGCTTCAAGAATGAAACGCCAACCTGTCAATCGGTCTGTTGGATCAATTACCCAAATCCGGCGAGTGAAGTCACTTGGTTCCGGATAATATCGTTTGAAGTGAATCGAACCTTCTGTATGAAGATAGACCCAACTCTTTTCACTGTTCATGACAACCATCCTTTCGAAGTCAGGGTACTCGGGATCGAACCGAGGACTTGTGGTCCCAAACCACAAATGTTACCGCTACACCATACCCTGAAAACATCCCGTTGGGGAATCGAACCCAATCAAAAGCGGCAGTGTTTTCTATCTTTCCGGACAGATAGAAATCTTTCCGACTCTTCGTTAGTCAAGAGCAGTTCGGCTCAAGTCACTGAACCGTCATACCTAAGACTTTCACACCTTGGACGGTGCGGCGAGCATACCAGTCTCACAACAACAATCCAATCAAAACAACCCCGTTGAGATTCGAACTCAAAATAAAAGAACCAAAATCTTTTGTGTTACCAATTACACTACAGGGCTAACAGTTGTCCCTCTGAGATTCGAACTCAGGGTCTCTTGCATGTCGAGCAAGCGTGATAGCCAATTTCACCAAGGGACAATAAAGCGTCGGGGTGGGAGTCGAACCCACACTGTCAATGGCGTACGCCAGAGATTCCCACCAATTTGGGCTACCCGAATGCTGAACACGCTAAGAGGGTGTCGATCCCTAACTAGGTGGATTTGGAATCCGCCCGCCCAGCCGTGGGTTAGCGTAAAAACCGAGCCATGATGTTCGTCACGATGAGCGGAACACTCGGTATGTTAGTAGTCCCCCTGAGACTTGAACTCAGAACTTCTGGGTGTAAACCAGATGCGATAGCCAATTTCGCCAAGGGACTGTGAATTCCGGGTAGTGGAGTCGAACCACTTCCTTCGGCGTATGAAACCGACGACTTATCCATTTGTCCTACCCGTAATCTAGTACTGGACCAAGGAATCGAACCTTGTTCTCACCCTTATGAGGGGTGCGTATGAAAACCTTTTCTACCTGTCCAGCATACAATGATCCCGCGCGGACTCGAACCGCGAATACAACCTTGAGAGGGTTGCGTGATTGCCAGTTTCACCACGGGACCGTGAATAGATATGCAATTGTCAAAGAAGAAAGAGTCACAGGGGATTCGAACCCCTACTTTTTGCTTGGAAAGCAAATGTGCTAGCCGTTAGAAACACTAGTGACTCAAATTGTCGGACTCAAGCGGAACGGCTCAAATCCGAGCGATTCCCCATAATTATGAGTTGCGGTCTATTTTGGTCAGTTCCGCCAGTGACCATCTTTATCAGATATCTTCATCGTTTCTATTTTTCCAAATAGGATTGGGTTTTCAGTTCACATGACGCACCAACCTTTCGCTCAAGTTTTCATTTGTCACGAGGGTAGTATATAGTGTCTCAAGCCCACTGTCAAGTGACTATTTCGATTTTTTTCTCAACCCGGTAAAACTACTGGGGGTGTGAATTCCAGACTTGCACGGTGGGTGGAATTCCCTGAGCATCCAACGCATGCCAGTAATCCCAGTATTCCCATAGTCAGAAAAATCTTTTTCACGATCAAATCTCCGAAAAACTGTTACCACAGGATCATCGAACCGAGAAACAGTTATCACTTCTCTTGGGATTCAAGTTCAAGAATCCGCTTCCGAAGAAACTCAATCTCATCAGCCGCTTCATCACACAAATCGGCAATCTCCTGCTCACCCTGTGTGATCACACACTCGGGAGTGGAACGGAGTCTTTCAACCAAATGCTTCATCGATGGACACCCCCATAGGATTGACGGGAGCAATCACGCGCACCCCCAGAGACATCTTTCAGGTCAGCAGCCACGCCGACGACGAACCCAAAGCCCGATACAGTCGAGCAACCACCCATCATAGTTAGCGTGAGACCAAAAGTCAAGCAAACCATGAAACCGTAGACGAAAAACCGAACGCGATCACGAAACTTCATACCAATTGCCTTTCAGTAGCAAAGTTCGGCATCATGCCTATGAAGCATGGGTTCCACCCACGCAGAGAGAGTTTACTTTGAGAATGCAAGTTCAGCGGCTTTGTGTACTACACGATCAGCGTAGTCCGAAAACCCAACTGCTGGCAGTTCAACTTTCTGGACATACTCAGTGACGGTCAGTGGATCTAGACCCCGCTTTTCTCGCATCGTGTTCATGCGGAAGAAAACTGCCTTGCGCTCAAGGATCATCCAGAATGGAGTTCCGGGATAGTCATACTCGGTCATCAGGTCATGCTCATGCATTACCGGGTATGGTTTATCGCGGTTCACCCGTTCAAAAGCATCATGGAGTTCTTGTTTGAATCGTGCGAATTCTTCGGTCATCTTCCTCTAGTCCTGATAGTCATTGTAAAACGGGTCATCGGCATCATCGTAGAATTCATCACCATCTTCCTGATAAAACTCTCGATGAGAATCACCATAGAATGATGCATCTTCCTCGGTCCACCGTTCAAAGTCATCATCTTCATCCTCGAAGTCCCGATCCAGTTCATTTCGGTTATCGAAGAAGTTTGCCGTGTTGACACACTCATCGAGTTCTTCAATACCACCAAGATCAAAGTCATCAAACATTTCAGATCCTTTCTCAAAGAGGCGACACGCCAATTATACCGTGTCAGAGAATCCCGTCAATCCCCCTTTCAGGGGATTTCGCGAAAAATTTTCAATATTCCGTGTAATTCATCAGGAAAGGCGCGGCGGTTGCCCCGTTATCGGTCATCCACTGGACGATCGCACCAAAGGTTCGACGGATAGTCGAACAATAATTCGGACCATCGACATAGTCGAACAATAATTCGGACCATCGCATTTTCGTCAGAAGTTCGGATTCGTCCAGAGGATGGTAGGATTCCGGACTCTGGACATACTTTATGACATCAGCAGCGAGTTCGGCACTGTAAAGAGAATCGAACCGCTCAAAAGAATCGGTGTCCAACTTTTCGGCACACCGGCGATGGAACGATTCGTAGTCGGCAAGGTTCGCCAAAAGATCGGACTTGTTGTGGAGTTCAAGCATCAGGCGGATTCCTTTGAGAGGGCTTCAGCGGAACGGATCAGGGTTCGCATGTCTGCCGACTTGTAACCGGCAAGAGCCGATTCGAAGTCAGGAAAATTGCGACCCAGACCCTTCCAGACTCGGTGGGAGGCGTTGTGCTTCACGACCTGAACGCCCAGACGGTTGCGGGAGATGGTAGCGGAGGTCTTGCGAGTTCGCAAGGTGAAATACACACCGGTTTCGGTTCGGCGGTCAGAGACGATTTCGATCATTTGGGGGGTTCCTTTCCGGGGAGTCAACACCCCCATTATACACTATCGGCAAATGGAAGTCAAGCCTTTAGCCGACTATCTGGAAAAATTGTGGATGACTCCCCCCGGACCTGATAACCCAAACTGGACCCTAACAAAAAAATTGTGGATAAGTTGTGGATATTCCCCTAAAGGCTTGACTTCCGTTTGCCGATAGTGTATAATGGAGTCTCACCTTTGGAAAGGAACCCCTCAAATGCTGAACCACGCTGCTTTTCACCGGACCACGCTTGACGGACCCCCCACACTGCTCTGCACGGCTCCCGACTGGGATACCCTGCTGGAACGGCTCTGGGCGGCTCTGAACGCTCTGGGTGGCTCTTGGGAGTTCGTACCGACCAGCAACCTCTATAACGGATACTACCGGAATACGAACGACCTGACGACTGTTGAGTTCGATCTGGTGTGCAACGCGGACCTGAACCGAAAGGCGGCATAAGTGACCGAACAACAACCTACCGAATATGTTGTCTGGGGTATTGTAGGAGATGACCTTGACCACCAAGTTCTGTTCTCTCTTGACCCCCGAACAGGGGATCCTATAACCGATGTCCAAGTTGCCCATGCTCTCGAACAGGTGGCAATTCGGCGCGGGGCGACCAATACCCGGATTCAAAGCATCGACTTTGACGGTACAATCAACTTTGGCTAACGGAACCCAAACAAAAAATGTGTGGATTCTTTGTGGATAACCCTCTAAACGCTTGCGGCGGTAGAAGATATCTGCTATAATGGGGATGTCCCGTTGGAAAGGAACCCGATGAAAACCACGACTCCCACCCTTGCCTACGCCGAAATGAAGCGGGTGGAAGCCGAAAACGCCTATCTGTTCGTTGCCGCTGGTGGTGAGTATGCTGTCTACGCCGCTGAGAAGAACCTGAACGATTGGGAAAACATCGTGGACCACCTGACCCACACCGACGAAGCCCCGTCCACCAATGTTTTCCTGAATATCGAAACACTGAAAAAGCGAACTCGATCCCGCTACGGGCGGAACATGCTTGACCGGATCGCTGCCCGCATCAACCAGAATGGAGTCTAACCCATGAAGATCGTTGAAGTGACCAAGAACGCCGATGGTAGCATGACCTGCCGCAAGGATGACGGAACTACCTTTACCATCGAAGCGGAAGATGAAACCCTACAGGCATTCGTGATTTTCGTTGTGACCCGCAAGGGAGACAACTGAACATGCCGACGAAAAAAATCAAACCCGACTACGGACCCACCTACGCCGCTTGGGAAAAACTTGCCCCCGAGTACCGGGAAGTGACTCCACAGATTGGGCGGGACATCGACGGAAACGAATATGTCCAGTGGTATCAGAACGCCGAACACTGGCTGGACCAGACTAAAATTACCGACCGACTTGCCGAGATCGCAATCGAATGGGGAGAAGCAAAGCAGAACGGAACACTATGAAGCACTCTGTCTCGGTCGCGACAACTCGCCAATTTTTCTTCAACCGTCTCGCACTTCTCCGCTATCAACAGGGGTATCGAAGTATCGGCGCGATGGAAAAGATTGCAATGGCGCACTCTGATCTGGCATACCGTTTTCTGAACGATGAATCCCTAACGGACCATGAAAAGATTCTTCTGTGCGAACAGAGCGGGTATCTTCTTGCCCTGACCGAGGATCATGTTCTGAAAATGTATCTCACCGATCTGATTACTTCGCTTGCGATAAAGGAAGGTATTTTATGACCGAAGGCGAGATGACTACCATTGCCCGCCCAGAGACCTATATCATGGGCGGCTGTTTTCCATTGTTCGATATCACAAAACGATATCTCAAGGATGACCATGACATTCCCCTTGATGCTGAAATCGTAGGATTCGATTCTCAGGGTTACACGCTTCGGGTCGTGCGGCGCAAGGGACAGACCTTTACCGGAGATCATGGAACACGCAAATTACATATCTGCCTTGCGGTCGCCGGTGTCGGCATTCCCGGCATTGGGGATTATGAATACGCTGGGCAGTTCGCAACTCCCGAAAACAAATTTGTCCCCGTCCACTTCCTTTACAAGTATGGAGAATAATCTTGTCCAAGTCTGTTGAATTGACGCGAGAATACTTCAAAACCCTGAATATCAACCTGAACCGGTCATGTTTCTATAACGGTCGCAATCCGTTTGAGCGAATGATCTGGTTGAATAGTGACCGGATCATCGGCACGAATGAAAATGGTGGTTCAATGGAAGGCATTGCCTGCCAGTTTTTCAAGGTTCCTCGCCAGTCGGGTTCTCGCCTGACTGGTTCACATATTGGTATCAAGACCTATGCGTCCCCCATTGAAGCGATTGAAACCCGGTCATGGCAAGCCGAGGGTGCGAGACGCGGTATTGCCCCCAAAGTCGGTCGTCTATTGATGGTTTGCCTATCGGACGCGGTGTTGGATAATCCGGGTGGTTCTGGATGGTCATACGAAAATGACTTTGGATGCTGCTTAACAGAAAAGTTTTGCCGGGAAGTTGAAACCCGATATGGATACGAAAGTGAACTTGCAATCTCGGTTCCGAATCGAGACGATCAGACCTATCAGAATCAGTATGATGGTGTAATGGATCGAGCGGTCCGCATGGGAATGAAGCATGATGATCTGAGGGTTGAGGATAATCGAAACTTTGGTTTTGTGGTTCGAAACCGTAAGCGTAAACTGGTTATTGTAGACTGGGGTATGGAGTCCCACTGGGATCTGAATACCGTCCGCTGCTGAACCCCACAAATCCCTAACAAAAACAACCCCCCGAATTTCTTCGGGGGGTTTTCTTTTGCACTGAATAGAGCCGTTTAGACGGTCAAACCGCTGTAACCGGACCCTCCACCCCTCTTGCCCATGGGGAGCCCGTGGGAAGCCGTCTGGGTGGGTCTAGCGGACTGTGTGACCCCCTGCTGTGCGGTATGCCCAGCATCGAAGAATTTCATCTTCGCCCGGTCTACCCCTACCATAAACCTAATCATTTTGGCGAGATCATCGTAACGGTTTTTCATTTGCTTGACCATGACCTGATCCAACTGATCAAGTTCTTCGGTTCGGATAAGACCCCAGAATAGATCGACGGTCTGAGGCAAACCGATAGACTCACTGGTTTCGGACATAGTGATATCGCTTGCCCCAATACCCTCACGATTCGTCTGAGTTGCCGACCAGATACAAATGTTCTGCTCGATTGCCAACCCACGAAGTTCTTCGGCAATCGCCTTGACCATCGTGTAAGTGTTGACATTCGCGGATGCCTTGTATCTTGCGGAAGCACAGATATTGAGATAGTCCACCATCACAATCCTCGGCTTGAAATTTTTCTTGAGCCGAAGTTCGTTGAGAAGATGCCGGAAGTGGTTTGCGTTGGCAGTTGCGGTTGGGTATTCTTTGATAATCAGTTTGCCCGGACACTTGGACTGAACCTTTTCGGCTTTCTTGAGATACACCGTCTTAGCAAGGTTCTCGATATCCCCGATTGGAATATCCATAAGATTCGCATCAATGCGGTGGGCAATCTTGTTCTCTGCCATTTCGCAAGTGATGTACAGAACATCGTAACCCATGGAGATATACGATGCCGCAAGATGACAGAGCATCATGGATTTACCAACACCGGTTGCAGCCATGATGACATTCAAGGTTTTGAGTTCCACACCACCACCTGTGCATTCGTTCATCATCTCAATATCGAACGGGATTTTCGATGCTTTGGTGGTGTAAGAATCGTAACGGGATTCAAACTGCTCGAAGTAACTGTGACCGATATCCCGGTCAAACCCAACACTCAAAGAGTCCCGCATGATATCCGGGAAACTCTGAATGGTATGAACTTTGTCTTTACCGTCGATCACTTCGATGCATTGCATAACAGCGTTGTAGACAGAACGCTGCTCAACCCATTCCTCGGCTTCCATGAGAAGCCATTCGATCTTGTATTTTTTGGAATCAGACTGCTCGATCTTCTGTAGGGTTTCAAGACATTCAGTGAACACCCCGTCACCAAGATTTTGCTTCTGAATTGAAATAGACACCGGATCCGTACCCGGTGGTTCTCGATACTTTTCGATATACTCCGCTGCTGCCTTGAACAGAATTCTCTGCGACAGGCGAGGGAAGTATTTCTCATCGAGATACGGATAAACCTGCTGAACGAAATCGGCTCTCTTGAGCAAACATTCCAACACAATGTCTTCATTAGCCTTGTCCAAGGTATTCCACTCTCCCCGTTTCAATCAAACTTTGTAGAATCAGTCCAACCGTTTCTGTAAATTGTGGATCCTGTTCGTTGATCTCCACCCCTGTCGGGTTTGCCATGATATACCACCCGAACCGGAAAATCGGAGGATCCGTTTCCTCGTCGATGATGACCTTATCACGGATCACAAAGATACACCCGCGAAACGGACCGGTTAGGATCTGAACCGGTGGAGTCTCGGTTTGGACCGGCATATCATCAAACACCCAGAAATCCTCTGATGCAAACTCATCGGTTTCGGAATTGGATTTGTTATCAGCATCGTCTACCCATGCCGGACCACTACCCGGTCTCCGGTTTGATTCTTTTCTTCGCTTCCAGAACATTACTCAGTCTCCAGTTCTAGTTCTTCCATGATTTCTTCCTCTGTCTCTTGGTCTTGGATCAGAGAATTCGTGGACACCTGATAAAACTCACGGATCTTGGATTTGAAATCGGTTTGGTTGAAAAGGGGTTCCCAGAATTCCTTACAGTTCGTTTCGGCTTTCCGATACTTTCGATCTGACAGGACTTCTCCGGACTCCGGGTTGATAGCCTCAAACCACCCCAAGGATGGAGAGTCCACGAATCCAAGATGCTTCGCAAGTTCCAGCAGACCGCTGTATTTCACAATACCTTTGCCAAATTCAACGCTGATAGGAATCACCGATTTTTCTTTGACGGTTCGGGACTTGTCAACATTGATGATGAAGTCATACCCGTCCAATTCTTTCCCGGTCTTGTTTTGGCGGCGACCGATGATGAAGATATTGTTGGCACTGTAGTATTGACCCTTACCACCACTCACAACCTGCTTTGAGAACATTTCCATTGTGTCATAGGTGTGAGAGACCACAAACATTGGAATGTCTCTGAGCGTAAGTTGCGGGGTAACAATGCGGAACAGACTCTTGATTTGCTTCGCGCGGGTCATGTCGGCAACATTCTTCCCCGCCTCGGCATCTTCGGTTTCCTTGATGGATGCCAAGTTTCCAAGAGAGTCGATCACGATGCAAACACGGTCGGTTCTTTCAATGTTCTTCAACTGGTTCGCAAGGTCCGTCCGAAGTTCCTCAACATTGACAACCGGGGTGTGGACCACGCGCTCGGGGTCGATACCGAGAGTTTTGAAATACTCCGGTGGAGATCCAAACTCCGAGTCATAAAACAAAACCACACCATCTTCATACTTGTCCAAGAAACTCTTGGCGCACAGCAAAGAGAACATGGTCTTGAAGTGTTTTGACGGTCCAGCGAAAATTGTAACCCCGGAAGTAAATCCGGAATCAATGTCCCCGCTGAATGCAACATTGACCATCGGGACTTGTGTTTCAACAGTGACCCGAGATGAATAGACTTCCGACTTCGAAAGACTTGAAGTCGCTTTGATCGTACTGGCTTTCTTGAGTTTGTCTGCGGCTTTCATGTAATCCTTTCAACCCATAAGAGAGGTTAGTGTGTTTCGTTTTTCAATGCTCCACCCGATGACATCGAGAATATCCTTGATCGGTTTGTGGAACGATTTTTGGTATTGCGTAGTATAGTCAACATACTCTGATAAGTCAAATTCGGGTGGCAGTGTGTCACCATTGAATGCAATGATTTTATCACGCACAGGGTTCGGTTCTTTCAGATAAACATACTTGATCTTATCCCCATCCTTGATGATCGGATACTTCTGTTCCAGACCCATTTCCTTAACCATCCAATTATACAGAATACATGCCTTGGCATGACCGGAAGTCCCTTTGACATATCTGGTCACCGGGTCAAACCACTTTCGTAGTTCAGAAATCCCTCTGGGGAAAGCAATCTGTTCCGGGCTGAATTCATAGTATTTGTCCTTGAAGTCTCGGACAAATTTCTGGACGGCTTTCTCGTCTGCTGTTAGGATCAACTCGATTGCTTTTCTCTGAGCATCCCGACAGATAGCGGGGGTTGAAGACTTGACCGTATCCAGACCCATGATTTTGAGTTTGGCGGTTTCAAAGCGAGTCCCCTCGGAGTCATGAACATTCAAAGCGTAGTGTTTCTTCCCAGTCCAGAACCCCTTGGAGGCAATGACTTCCCGCTTCATCTCCATTTTTTGTTCATAGGAGTTTAGATAGTCCGCAAGTTCCTGATACTTGGTTTCGATGAAGTCATTTATCATTTGTCCGGTCTTGTTGAGTAGTTCGACAATCTCATCTTGGGGTTTTTGATCCCACCCAAGTTTCTTGACAAGATTTGCAAGAGACAGGTATACCGAGTCAGTATCAGCATAGAGGCAGTAGGAAACATCTTCGGTGTCGCAGAGTTTGTTGATGAACCCGTTCAACGCATTTTCGATCCATCGAATTGCCAACTGCCCACCCGTGGTAATCGCCTCGGCTTGTTCCAAGTCGAACCACCGGAAATAAACATTGCCGATCGCACCGTAAGCAGAGTTCAGGAGAATCTTGTATGCCATTTGCTTTGTGTCCAACATGGCATGCGTAGACTTCAACTGCGAAACATCGCCATTGGTGTGCTTGATCTTCTCAATCTGCCGTTCGACAGCAAGCATTTCTTTCTTCGTCTTGCTTCTGCTGGTATACATCTCATCCATGAGTTTCGGGAGAAACCCGCGCTTGTCTCGGCGGAACATTGCACCGTTCGGCGCAATGGCGAAGTTGTGCTTTTTGAGGATCGAAAGATCAATCTCTTTGTGCAGCAGACTTTCAACATCGACACCCGGAATGTTCGGTCGCTGTTGGCGAGGAACAATAGAGTCGGGGGAAATCGACGATTGCATAATCAAGTGGGGGTATAGCGATGCAAGGTCGAAAGAGACAACCCAGTGATGCAAACCGACAATCGGTTCTTTGACATACGCACCCTCGTATTTCTGGGTCTTACTGTGACGCTCTCTGGGTGGAATCACAATCCGATCATTGAGAAGTGTATTGTAGATGATCGTATCCCAAACTTTGACGGGACTGAAAACATCTTCAATGTTGGTCTTGGCAAGGTATGCCAGACTGACTTGAAGTTCGATCAGTTTGAGTTTGTCTTCCAGTTCGGTAATCAGATCGGTGTCTCGAATGTTGTATTCGACGAACATCTGAAAGTTCTTGGTGTAGAACTCTTTCATGGAGTTATACTTGTCGTCCCAGACGAGTTTTTTCTTGCCGAGTTCGACTTCTGCAATGTGATCGAGTTTGTAACTCTCTCGGGGAGCCAGAACATACTTCTGGTAGAGTCTTTGATAATCGAGAACAGCGATACCATCAATAGCATAAACGCTCCGCGTCTTCCCAAAATAGTTGGTCTGACGCTCGCGAATGTTCTTCCATGGAGACAGTCTGTTTGCATGCTCGGATCCAAACACTGCCAGCAAACGGTTGTAGATATACGGAATGTCGAAGAAGTCAATGTTCCAGCCGGTGATAACATCGAGATCAAGTTGCTCCCAAAGATCAAGAAAATTGGCAAGCATGTCCGCTTCATTGTCAAAATCGTAGACATCGTGATTCGGGAGGTTGATTGTGAATTTACCAACCCCTAGAACATACCGCTTTTCACCAACACGAATCGTAATGACATTGATCTTCTCTTTGGGATTCTCTACATTCGGGAACCCATACTCCGTCTCAGTCTCGATATCAATGGACCCGACTTTCAGGTTGCTAAGAGAGAACGGGACATCTTCACCCTCGTAGTAATCACTGATCCATTTCAAGTGGTAATCAATGTCTCCATAGACCTTGATCCCCATTCCAGAATATCGCTCAATGAATTCACGACACTCTTTCATGTTTCCCGGTTTGACTTCCTCGACTGGTTCACCGTGGATCGTAGACCATCCGGTTTTTCTTTGGGCGGGAAGATAGAATTTGGGATGATACTCAGTTGAAAAATGGAGTCTTCGCCCGGTGTTATCGTAACCCCGAACCCGTAGACTCTTACCCCATTTGTTCACGCTGGTATACTGCATATCTTCCTTTGCTCAGTGTATTTCGGATATTATACAACAAGAAACCGGATTTGTCAAGCCCGGTTCCTTTTCACTTGATGGTCGATACGCACACAGAACATCGAGCATGGTATGCTCATCCTCGTGACAGCAGTATGGTCCACCATCTTCCCATTCACACATCTCGCCACCGGTCGATGATTCGCGATATTGAACGAGCAATCCGGTTTGGCGTAGTTTTTCATGATTCGTTCGGTACATAATAATTCCTCAGATGTTGAGATCGTTCTTGTTTGGGTTGTTTGTATCTTTCATCAAACGGGTCAGTGCGGTTTCTGGTTCTTTTGTTGATTCTATGGCGTGTTGAATTCTCGACTCGGAAATCTTGATGTACTCCGGATCCAGATCAATTCCACGGAATCGAAAACCCTCAAGCATCGATGCCTTTCCAGTCGAACCAGAACCACAGAAAGGATCGAAGATGATGCCGTTTGTTGGTGTCACCAAACGACATAAATATCTCATCAGGTCGGTGGGCTTGACGGTGGGATGGTGGTTGGCGCGGGGAGTGAACTCTCGCTTGCCATTTGCCGCAGACGGATTTCTTGTGTGTCCAGTGTTGGTTACGCGAACAATGTCGGTTGCAAACCCCTCTAACCCCTCAT